TTCCGATCTTGAGAGATTAGTCCTTTCAAGTCATCATAATGGCAATCAGGATTTCTGCTTAGAATGTCTCTGATTTGGGTAGAACTAATTGCTACATTTTCTACACCAGATATGAAGTTGACTTTTGTGGTGATTCCTTTTGGCATAGGTCTATTTTCATTGGTATAATTCCTATCTACCACCAGGAATTCGTAATGTTTTAGCAGTAAGTCCCAGTTAACCCACTTTCCTGAGCAGATCTTACCCCATTCGTCATCACCAACACATACAATGATTTCCGTCTCCTTATAGCCAGAATCTTGCAGGAACTTGTAAGCATTGGTAGATTGCTCAAAACACATAAATTCATCAGATTCGCATTTGACTTTAGTCATCATTGCATCGTTTATCATATCAACTCTATTTTCAAGCGGTGCCATATATTCTTTTTCTGCTTCGTTCATTACACCAATCCACAATTTGTCTTCAACATGCAGACGATCTGACAATGTCTTCAAGAAGTCAATATGGGCAAATGTAATTGGGTCAAACGAACCAGCATAGTAGTAAATCATAAAAACTCCTTATTCAAAATCATTATACATGTTTAACAATTTTTTTACTGTCTTTTCGACTTTTGTATTGTGATTCAAAATTTTATTTTCAATTGAATTCTTTTCTTCAATCAATTTACCAGATACAGTGTGTAGTTCTTTTATTTGCTTATTATCGCATAACTGTCTAGACATTTTTATATTTTTAATGGATTTGTTTATCCAATTTACTATTTCATCATAGTTAAGATCTTTAATATATTCCTTATCCAAATTGATGAATCCATTATTTGTGTGCTTACTAACCATATCAACAAATTCATCTACATTGATCTTTAAATTGTAAATGCCATTATATTCATATGGTGTCCAATTTGTAGATGTATTTCTTTCAAATTCTATACAGCAAAAATCAACAACATTCCATTGTTTCCATGATTCTTTAATTAGATTTTTAAATTCTGTATTGAATGGTTCTTTTATATTGGTGTATTTACCATATAAAGTTATATGGTTTTCATAATATCCTGTAATCTCTAATTCTGTTACGAAATCAAAATCTGGATAGAACTGGTTAAATAACCGCTCAACCAATTCATAGTCAATCTCTATATTTTTTCCTAATTGTAGATTTTCTGCTTTAGTGAAGATCATATAAGTCTTTCCTTAGATCTTTGATAATTCTCTTTTCTCTTTTAACGAGAAAAAGAATGGCTGTAACACCAACCAAACTAAGTACTATCTTAATTGCTTTTTTCATGTTTTCTAGTCCTTCCAAAATCTTTGTTTAATCTTTTCATTTTTTCTTCTAACTGATATTTCTTAAATTCTTCTCTTTTATACAATAGCCATTTCTTCCAGTATTCAAGTTCATCTTCTGTATAATCGTATTTTCCTTGATGTTTGTACAATCTAACATATCTAAACTGTTTCATGTATGAAAAACTTTTATAGTTATCAAAGAAAAACCTCAATAAAGAACGATCTTCACCAATGGCTATATTAAGATAAACCTGATCTGGATCTGAACCAGGATTATAATACACTACATTAAATCCATTATCTTCTGCAAAATCAGCAATTGCTATATAGAACTCATTCCAAATCATAATACCCATTATTAAAATGTTCTAAACAAGTCTCAATGATTGGCTGCAATGACTTATAGAACAAACTAACATCATCTGTCCACTTATAGCCAACAATCTCATTGACAAGTTTTCCTTGAGTATTCTCAAATTTGCTATCACAATAGAGTGTGTGGATGTCCAAATCAACGAACACTAGATACACATACAAGTCCTTTTGTGGTAGATACTTGAACAAACCACAATCATAGATTTTTTCATTATCCAGCACAAGTCCAGTTTCTTCACGCAATTCCCTCAAAGCAGCATCCAATGTTGATTCACCATCTTCACGATGTCCTTTAGGAATGTCATAGTTTCCTGGTCTATTTTGACTTCTACCATAAGGTAAACAAGCAAGAACCTGTCTACTATCCTTCGCATTGACTACAATAAATCCACAACTCAATTCTTTCATAGTCTATATTTATTATGCTTGAAAAGATGTCTTCAACATATCATCCAATTCATTGAATGACTTTATATCCCAAGCAATCTTCTTACCCGTATTGTCATAGAGATAGATAGACTTTTCGCCAGGAGTATTCATCATCAAGTCATAGACTGCGATTCGGTAATTCTTGTTACCCATACGCACACCAACGATCTGCCCCATTTTGTCCTGAATGTATTGGGGCATAATGAACTTATTCTTCTTGCTAAACAGCATAGTTTGATTCTCCTTTTTGAAAAATTACTTGCCACACATTTTTACAAAATCATCTTCGGAAAGCAAATTCGTTCCCTGCTTACGGGCTTTCTGTGCCTTGCTAGAAGTGGAATTGGGATCTGCGAGAACAAGGAATTGTGTATCTTTCTTCATTGATTCGTGAACGATACCACCATTCTTTTCAACCAGTCCCCACAGTTCCTTACGAGGACGGGATGCAGCACCAGTAAAGCAGAAAGATTTGCCATTGAGAGAACCACCAGCAGTCTTTTTCTTTGCCACATTCTTGATGGTTACAAATTCAATGGTCTTCTTCATATCGTTTTTGAGTGCCTTCAAGCCAGCAACCAACTTGTTGCTAATGACATCTCCAACACCATCACACACAAACGATTTGGCATTGATTAGATCTTCCAATGTCTTGAAACCATAGGTACTGATAATGTTCTCAATGACCTTTTCACCAACACCTTCAATGTTGTAACCAGCAACGAACTTCGCCAATGTCATTTCCTTATGGGCATCCAATTCCTTCTTCATTTTTTCTGCCGAACGCATACCCATACCTTCAATGGAAGCAATCTTCTTCAAGTCCATTTTGTAGAGGGAAGAGATAGAATCAATTACACCATTGTCAATCAGAGTTTCAATGGTATTCAGACCAAATTCCTTGATGTCAAGGGTATTAGTCCATTTATTGATACGGCCGCTAGTTTTGGATTTACAGAAATCATTGGAACATTTAAGCTGGCAATGGTTGTCAGACAAAGTCAATTCACCACCACATACAGGGCAAATAGTAGGGAGATTCCATTTGTGGGTTTTGGCGAGAGTTTGGATAATGTTCATAGTGATACCTCTTTTATTTACCAAAATATACAAAAATGACTGACCTTTGTCAATCATTTTAGGCCAATTTTATGTAAATTTTTGTTTACAATTTAAAAATCCTGGTCAATCTTCTTTATTTGGCTGTCAAGTTTTGCCATTTTTTCTTCATAGTCTATTTTGCTGGCTATTTTCATTATTTCTTTTTTAATGTATTCAAGATTAAAAGTATGACAATTATATAGATATCCATCCAGATAAAATCCATGTCTATCATACCAATACTGGAAAATTGTGCTGCATTTGTAATCAATCGCAAAATAGCCAGTTACATTCATTATTCTACACGAAAAACCATTCCCAATTTTAGAAAAATGATCTTCAAGTTTCTTCAAATCTGTATCAGACAAAGTCATAATTAACTTTTAGTTTTTGTGTTATAATTTTTATTCTTTTTCTTTGTACATCAAGAAGTTTTTTATTCAAGTTTACTGCTTCTTCATTTAATTTTTCTAATTCTACATCAATTGCTGTAACATCTGAATTGTTAGCTACTGTTGGTACTATATTGAATTCTTCAAACTGTTTATTTAAAATAGTTTCTAATGTTGATTTGAATTTGCTAGTATCAGCAATGACACAATTTGTATTGAAAAATCCTCTATAGGATAAAGTATCTCCATTATATACAGATTTTTTATTGTTGTTAAAAACATCAATATAGTATCTAATGTTAGTTGTAGATATATAATCTGATGATAGATCTTTAAAATAATTTGTGAATGTAACATATTTTATATTATAAGTATCTGCTGCTTCATCTAATTCAATGGACATCAAAAATAGTGTTTGTGCTATATAGTTTTTAAAATCACTGAATTTTTCAGGAAAATACTTCAATGGAATTTTTACTTTATGGAAAAATCCACCATCTTTTTTATACGAATAAAAATGGATTTCATCGCTAAAACCCATTTCAATCAGTATGTTTTTAAACTTTTCCATTCTAGAATCTAGTCAAAGCATTTGCCAACTTGGTGATTTCTTTATTCTTGAATTCCATTGACTGATTGGATGCATAGACACCAATAGCCAACTTCAACCAATCGTGCAGTTCATCACTTTCCAACTTTTCCCACTGAGTTCCTTCAAATGTGTAGATCTGAATTCCATGCTGGAGAAAAGCCTTCAATCGCCGATAGAACTTATCACGATCTTCAATTCTCTTTAGCTGGGCCTGTGCAGCACGAACTGGATTTGGCTTGTGTGTACAAGTCTCTGCCCGCATAATGTCCTTCGTTTCAGGGACATAATTCTCATATCTCTTTGCGAAAGCAAAAAGAAAATCCATCTTTTCATCATGTGTGTAGTTTGCCATAGTTGTTACCTCTATTGTTTGTTATGGTGATTTTGTTTAAGTTTAAATATAGAACATTTAAAACATTTTGTCAATAGATAATCTACTCAAAATCAGTTTCCATTTCAAATTTCTTTTTCTTTGCCAATGTTGTCTTGTATTGTTTATTCAATAGAACAATCCAATCAATGCATTTTTGCCAATCTTTATTTGTTCTCAAAGTATAAGTTCTGTAGTTGTTCCATTTGATAGTACAATTATGTCGCATTGCAGTTTTTGTAAATGTAGATTTGGTAAACATTTCAATCTTGGTATAGAAAGCAATTTCTGCTGTCATTTCTTCTGTTCCATATGTCAAAAGAGATATACAACCAAAATATTCGCCATTCAATTTCAGATTGTATTTGTTATAGTGATAATCACTACAATGTTTTACAAATTCGTAAGAGATTCCTGTGCATGTGAACCGATTAGCACATTCTAGCAAGAAGGTGTTGACTTGATCTTCTGTTAATTGTTGAACAAAATTATTCATTAGAATTCATATCCTTCGGCATATTTGCCCGTGTTAATGTCCTTGATAATTTTAGGGATAATCATTCCACAGCGGCAAACCACAACCTTATGACCAATCTCAATGCCCATCTGTTCCAATGTGGCAACATTGCAGAGCGAAGCACGGGAGATGGTCGCACCCTGTAAATCAATCTGACGAAGCACACCAACAGGCGTAACTGTTCCATTACGAACCTGCCATTCAATGTTTTCCAAAATGGTTTCTTTGAGGACCTTTGCTGGTTTCAGAGCAATGTTGGTTTTGGGTCTCACATTCGTTCTCATATCATTCATATCAATGGTATTCTGTTTCCAAACGATTCCGTCAATGTCATATTCAAGATTGTCAAAATCGGCAAATACTTCATTGAGATAATCCATAGCAACCTTGCCAGTAAGATTCTTGAACTTCTTGTATGTGGCTACCTTGAATCCATTATGTTCAAGGAACTTGATGAGATTTTCCTGTGTACCAAATTCTTCATTATGGGAAAGGTATTGGGCATCATAACAAACCACATCCAAATGTTCGCAACCAGCACCATCCAAGCGCTTCATTGTACCACTAGCAGCATTTCTACAATTTTTCTTGTCAGCAAAGAATTTGTCTTTGTTCTTGCGAGAAAGAAGGACTTCTCCACGGACATCCCCAGTAAAATCGTCCTTGAGAACCATTGGAACAAAATTCATTTTCTTAACATTTTCTGTAATGTCATCTCCATATTCGCCGTTGCCGCGGGATGCCCCGGAAACAAATTTTCCATTCTTGTAAGAAAGTCGGACAGAGCATCCGTCCATTTTATATGTCCCATAGACAACAGAATTGTCAATCGTTCCAATCCAATCATTCATTTCCGATTCAGTATTAGCCTTGGATTGACTACCCATGACGATAGAATGTTTTACCTTCTTGAAACCTTCTGTATGGTCACTACCGACCAGTGTTGTGAGAAGCGGATTTTCCGGATCAAGGCTCTGCAATTCGTCAACCAATGCATCAAATTCAGCATCACTAATGGCCTGCTTATTGTTGTAATAGAGTTCCTGGTTTTTCTTGATTTCGTTTTCAAGTTCCTGGATGCGATTTGCCATAGTTTATATACCTCTCTTTTTCTATACCATAAATATAGACATTTTTGAGCAAGTTGTCAAATAAAAAATGGGATCTTTATGTAAAATTTTGTTTACATTTAGTCAAAATCTTTTGAAATCTGCTCAATTTTCATTTCTAACAATTTTCTTTTGTAATATGGCATCATTTTATTCAATTTATTTTCTACCTCTATTGGATTTGTTACTGTTAATGGTGTATTAAAAAATCTAATACCCCATTCATTAGGTCCTCCTAAAGTCTGGAATGTGCCAACAGAAATATCTTGGTTGACATAATAAATTGAATAACTATAAGTAACTTTAAGATTGTATTTTCTAAAAATGTTTTTAAGTTCTTCCTTTGTCATTAGAAATCTTCTTCTATTCTTTCCATTTTATAGTATTCATCTATTTCCTTTATTCTTTTGGAACAGTATTTTTCAAAACATTTACAAGCCTTTTCATAATTGCTAACTGAAAACCATTTTTTAGGAAATATAATAAATCGTTCACTTGTTTCAGGATTTTTTATAAACCAACATACTATCTTGTCTTTATATGCCAATGGCTGCTCTGGTTTATACATACCTGTAATATATTTCAATTCCAATTTATACTTATTACAGAATTTTTTAAAATCAAGACCATACATTAGAAATCTTCTTCTATTCTGTTTAGTTTGTTTTCCAATTTTTTCATTTTGATTCTTTCTTCAAAATACTCAATGATTTCATTTCCATTCTTGAATACCTTGTTGAAATTCTTAATCGTGAGGATTCTTACTGATGATATACCAAGTTCTTTCTGCATATTTAAATCGGGCTCTAATTCAAACACGATTTTAAATTTCTTCTTCTTTACTTCTATTCTAACTTCTATATCTCTATCACCAATAAAGCCATTTAAATCTGTATATCTACCATGTATCGTTCCAATACTTTCAGTCTGTTCTATTCCATATTTCTTGAATAGTTTTATAATTTTTTGCGCTTCTTTATTAGACATTGTATTTTCTATTCCTGATTCCGCAATGAATATACAGATCCAAGGCATAAGAAATATAATAGCAACAATAAAAATACAGATATAACAACTAATATTTATCATTCAAAATCTCCTTCTATGGTACTTTTCTTTTTCTCAAGTTCATACTCTTTCTTGATTACTTCCAATACAGATTTAATTTTCTTGTACTTGAAAATTTCTTCCTTTATGAATTTATCTAGATCTTCTATTTTTCGTACCGTAAATGAATAATCATTCGTATAATTTATCGTATAATCAATGATTCGCATTGCTAGATACAGTATAGCATAGCCATCAATGGAATTATACTTACAAACAAGACAATTACCAATAAATCCTTTAATTTTCCTTAAACGAAGTCTACCACTTTTCCTGGTTTCTTCTATCCGCAATCCATTGTTTATTAGGACTTCTTTTACTGATTCATAATCCAACATTAAAAATCCTTCTCAATGTTTTTGATTTTGTATTCCATATCTTTCTGTTTTCTGTATTGTAAAAGTTTATAATAAGTCTGTTCTATATCATTTAACAAATCACCAACATTATTAGTGTATTTGTCTCTACCAGACTTGATATAAGCTATAATATCATAATACTTTGTTACAAGATTAACACCTTTTCTTGTCAATTCGTTATATCCATAATAATCACCAAATGTATTATTTAGTGCTTCAAATGCTTTATCTGTAATTCTCCCGAATTCTCTCTCAAAAATTTCATGATTCCATTTTAATTTCTTCATACAAAATCCTTATTGAGTTCTTTGAGTTTCTTTTGTACTTTCTTTTCTTTACTCAATCTGCGAGCAGTTGAAATTGTCTCACTTTGACATTTGAGCCAGCGTTCAAAATTATCCCACTTGAATTGGTCGCAATCTTTATAGGACAAATTATGGTCTTTAGAAGTAAAAGAATCCATCCCAGTTGGTGCGATATAGTATAACACAGAATTGAAAGCTACATACAACTTCTTCTTGCTCTTTGGATTATAATAATAACTGACAAATGCATCTGGCTTACCAGGCAATTCTGTTCTGTTCACATAATAGTCCTTATCTGGTTTCCATCCATAATGCCAAGTATCTTTTACGAAACCATATTTGGCTACAGTTACAGCAAATTTTAATTCAAATTCTTCAAATGTCATACAAAATCCTTTTTTATTTGTTCTATTTTTTCAGTATATAATTGATTTTTATATTCTTTAATAATGTTATTTGATGAATCATTTACTAAATCAAAATTTGGTTTATCATAAAAACCTGTCCAGTCCATATTTCCCCAAGTGGTTGAAAAATAATTAGAACGATAAGAAATATACTGATTCACATAATCAATAAAGAAAAACGGCCTACCATTTAATAGATAATACCTTATATTATTACCAACTTCCAATTTATAACCTTTATCAATCAAATTGGAATTTAATTTACATGCAAATACATAAAAATTCATACAAAATCCTTATTGATTCGTTCCATTTTATAATTCATTTTAATTTGTTTAATTTCCTGTTTGAGCATTTGAAATCTAGGCAGCAGATCACATTCTTCATGTACCCAACAACCTTTATTGTATTCATCTAGAATTGAACACACTCTCATACCCCATTTTTCATAATAGATTGCACAATCTTCTTTAGTAAAATCTCCAAAAGAAAATGAAAAGAATTTAAAACCTGTATTATTACTATAACATTCTACCAATCCAATAGATTTGCATAGTTCTTTAAACCGTTCATACGAAATCATTTTCTATGTTCTCCAATTTTAGAATTTGTTTAAATTCTTTAACTTGTCTATCTACTTGCTTTTTCAATTCATCCTTATCAAATGTATCAAAATGCATGAAAAATTTTGTACCAGTTTCATTTAGTCCTTGTTTATAATTGGCATAGTTGTATATTTTATCTTTTAAATTAACCATTCCTGCATTCTCACATATCCAGTCACCCCATTTGTCTTTCTTCAACAAATAGAACATTCCATCATATTCGTTTTCAAACCAATTATGCTCATTTATGTTCTCGCGGTATATGTCAACCCACGTACACATATGATGATACAGTTTGGATAATTCTTCATTAATCATAATTTTTACTTCTCAATATAGAATACACCAATGGCTTTAGTGCCAGGAGCCAATTTACTATTTTCTGTCAACTTCCAAGTATCATTGGAAAAGAATTTGAGATTATCGTGGTCGCGGTGTAGTCCTTTCCAACTTTCATTTTCTCTTTCTCTTTCGGCCCAAGCTGCGACCTGAAAGATTTCCCACATTTCCCAAAATTTAGGATGTTTTTCAATGAACTTTTCTAGAAATTCAAAATCGTCATACACAAAAGAGAACAACAATTCTTTTGGTTTATCACATCTACCACCATTCCAGTTCCCGTGGTTTTCGTAGGCTTCTTTTGATTCCCAAACTTCAAAATGTGATGTCATTGATGCCCTCCATAAAATGTTCTATTATAATATAAAAAAATTATAGCGATCTGTCAATAACAAATCGCTTAGATTTTGTAAATTTTTGGTTACATAAGAGCGAAAAGAAAGATACCATGTCTTTAGACTGGTATATGAATTTTCGCAATTATCAATCAATATAGAAAATTATCCTTGATTTTCAATATATTTTTTAATTTTTTCTTCAGATACTTCACCTATTGTACTGCAAAAATAACCTTTAGTCCATAAATAGTGCTTTCCTGACCAATAAAACTGTTCTAAATGTTCATGTTGATCTTTCCACAAATAATATGTACTTACTTGTTTCAAATGGTGTACTACATTAGAAATGGATTCTGTAGGTTCAATACTTATCAAAAAATGAATATGGTCTTTATCTAATTCCATAAGTTCTATATGAAAATTTTTATAAATTTGTTCTGTTTTATTCATTACTTCCAATACACTATTATGCATAGAAGTTAAACATTTTCTGCGATATTTTGTAGAAAATATAATATGGTATCTAATTTTGGTCTTAGCATGTGAAAAACATTCGTATTTGCTCATAGATTATATGTATATAGAAGTTAAAAATTATAAATAAAATATAAAGAAACATCAAAAATTTAACTTTAAATTGTTATAAATACAATATGAGAAAAATTGAGAATAAAGAAAAGAAAAACGCAAATATAGGTGCTTCAATGAAAGCAACATTAGAAAAGCGTAAGTCTCAATTTTGTAGAGTTTTTGAACTTAAGATACAAAAGAATAAACTAAGTAAAGAACAAAAAGAACAACTTAAAATGATTTTTGTAGAAGCCAAATGGATTTATAATGATATACTTAATTGGTCTAATCTGAAAGAAGAAAATACACCATTTAACTATGAACTTTCAAATACAGTAAAAGTAAGAAATAAAGATAAAATTTTTGAAACTAGAGAATTAAAGTTCATTGGCTCACAAATGAAACAATCTGTACAAAAACAAATTGGTTCTTCCATAAAAACATTATCTACATTAAAGAAAAAAGGACATAAAGTAGGTAAACTTAAATTTATAAGTGACTATACTTCAATAGATTTGAAACAATTTGGTACTACTTACAGATTCTATGATAATCATAAAGCAAAAATACAGGGAATACATGGAAAAATTAGAATTAATGGATTAGACCAGATAAAAGATAATATAGAATTTGCTAATGCTAAACTTGTTAAAAAACAAAATGACTATTATTTAATGGTAACTACATTTACTGATAATACATTTAAAAAATCATATAAAAACCAAAAATCTGATGTCGGTATTGACATGGGTTGTCTAACTACATTAACCTTGTCAAATAGTGAAAAGTTAGATGTTAAGATTGAAGAAAGTGAACACCTAAAACATTATCAAAGAAAAATGTTTAAACAAAAGAAGGGTTCTAACAATAGACATAAAACAATCTATAAAATACAAAAAGAATATCAAAAAATAAACAATATAAAGAAGGACAAAACCAACAAAATAATAAATGAACTGAATAAAAAATATAGATTTATCTTTATCCAAGATGAACAACTTCAAAATTGGCATAAAAATGGCCTTGGTAAAGCTGTTCAACATTCTATACTTGGTAGAATAAAATCTAAACTTAAATCACAAAATAATTGTTTTGTTGTAGATAAATGGCAACCAACTACAAAATACTGTTATGAATGTGGAAAAACATATGAAGTTGGTTATGATAGAGTATTCAAATGCCCTTATTGTGGTGCTACACATGATAGAGATGTGCATGCTGCCACAAATATATTATATTTTGGTTTAAAATTAGTACCTCCGGAACAGAGGAAGTTTATGCCATTGGATTCTGATCTCACTACCAATGTCCATGACAAAGGCAAAGATTGGGAAATGAAGATGGAAGCCACACCGTTTTTAAACGTGTGGTAGTTCACCAACAACACAATCGTAATAAATTATTCTATTACGATAATCAATCATTTCCATACCAAATTCGGCACAAAGATTTTTTAATTGTTCTTTTGTCATTGAAAATCCTTCTCTATATTTTTTCTTTTCAAATAGTGTTGTAGATACTTTTGTTTATGGATAACGATTCTCTCTAGATCTTCTTTCGTGTAATCAAATCCTTTAAGATAGAACATTATCTCTCCGCTGTTTTTGTGAAATACTTTATTCCAAATGCCAGTATTATTGATTTCGTTAAAAATTAGATTATATGAAAAGAAAATGCCTCTATCACTGGAACTTCTCAATGAACCATAAGTCCATCTGTACATTCTACTTACAACATCTTCAACATTAAACAATTCACACATTCTATAATTCCTTTGGATTGACTAGACAGATTTTAATTTTTCCAAAATCAAGTTTCTCAAATTCATCAATCAAATCTTCCACTAGCCAGAATGTAGTCGGCTCATTTACTTCTGTAGCTGTAGCCAATGAAATAAAACAAGATGGCTTTGTCAGACCAAATTCTTCCATCATTCCTGGACACATTGCTCTTTCTTTGTCTTGCTCCATCAACCATCCATTTCTTATGGATTTGTCTACTGAATCTTCCTTCACTAGAACTTGGAAAAATCTCTTTTCTTTATCAACATCCAATCTATCCAGCATTAGCCGGATTAGTGTTGGGTCTATCTCGTTTTTAGTAATCCAGCCCCAAGTATTGAAACATACGAAATCTGCGGACTTCAAGAATTTCTTGATTCGTTCACAGTTATCTTCTAGAAACTGCTGATTAACCAAATCGTCAATTATCGTGTTCTCAATGTCTAGGAATACAATGTTCTTCATTCTCTAATGTTTAGTCTTTTTAGTTTGACATCACCACAGTTCTTGCATCTCATATAGCAAATCTTTCCGACTTTAACATGCTGGTGCCTGTGATTGTCCCAATCCATCAATGGTGATTCTTCATCAATTTCCCATTCATGCTTGCACATCTTTTCTAGAATTGCAGGCAATATGAACAAGAAAGCAATGAAAATGAATGGAATGATTATAATTAGAGCAAGCAAAATTGCTTCCATGATCTTATCCTAATGCAATAATCAAAAATAAGCCAACATTTAGGACAACCAATGTCCAAAGCATTGCGGTAAACCATTTTGGGATATAACCAGCAGTAAAAATTGCTGCAAATGTACAGAATGCAGCAGAAAATAAATTAAGAAAATACATAGTTATAATCTCCTTTTGAAGTTTTATACCAAAAATATATTATTTTTGATTTTTTGTCAATAGGTTTTTGTAGATTTTATGTAAATTTTTGGTTACATTACATTTAGCACCTTTCAGTGAAAATTTTAGAATTTGTGTATAATATATAGTAATATGTTTAAATGTGTTATAATTTCAAAAGATCAATCTAAATATATTTCATATTTTGAAAATGAATTAAAAAATATAGAACATGTCTATGTTATAGATAGACCTACTGAAGAATATCCAAAAAATATTAAAGCAATATATAATTATGAAGGAACAGGTTTTTTAGCTGGAAAAATGCGAGATATTGGAGCAAATTATTTTAACTATGATTCAGATATTTTATTTTTAGATGGAGATAAATTTCCTATAAAAGGAAATATTGAAAATTTAGATAAAATAAATGGTGATATTATATTATTACCAATATTAAATGATAAAAGAAAAATTTTTTTAGATTTACCTGAAAATACAACTAAAGAATATTTTATAAAAGATAAAACTAATCCACAAAATTTTGTATATTCATGTGGTATATTATTAAGAAAAAATTTTATAGATTATGTCAAAAATATCAATAATGATGGTAGAATATTTAAGGAAATATTTGATGGCAATTTCGGAGAAGAAGATAGATTTTTAGGTGATATAGTATCATGTACAGGAAAATTTAAAATAGTTATAACAAATACAATAATATTAAATGGCGAATTTAATGGTATGAAAGATCGTGAAGAAAGTTTTTTAGAAAATTTTAATAAAAGATTAAAATTAAAATTTGGGTTGTTTTATGGAAAATAATATATGGTTTGAAAAATTAGATGATATACTATTTAAATATATACTTGAATTTCAAAAAAATATAGAAGGAAATAATTTTGAAATAGGTGTATTTGAAGGAGATAGTTTAAAAAGTATTGCTTTGTATGATACTTATAATATTACTTATGGTCTTGATATTTTTAATGATAATTTTATAGAACAAAATTATTATGAAAAATGTTTAATGAATTTAAAAGGAATTAATAATATAGAATTAATTAAAGAAGATAGCACTAAATATGATTTTTCTATTTTTGAAAATAAAATAAAATTTTGTCATATTGATGGTTGCCATAATGGAAAATCTGTTTTATCTGATGTTAAAAATGCTAATAAAATTATAAATGAACAAGGTATATTAGTAATTGATGATTGGAATAATAGTCTTTTTCCAGATATAAAAACAGGATTTTATATGGCAAATACTGATTTTGTACCATTTTGTATATCAATAAATAAAGCATATTTTTGCAGAAAAACATGTATAGATAAATATCTGAATTTTATATTATATACTTACAAAAAGGTAAATAAAGAATTACCTTTTATAAGAACTATAGAAATTGAAAATAGTATATTTAGTAATTATATTGTATTTTTAAATCATTATTATACATTATCTGATAAAATAGATTATGAATATATAATTTTATACAATTAATTAGTATTCAACACTAACAAATACTCCTACATCGGTAGTACTAGCACTATAAAATGTTAATGAAAATTTATGGTTCACATGATATTGCTGATCAATTAATATATGTCTACCGTTACTTGCTGTGGAATTATAATATTCATATGTACTTGGTCTATATATGTGAAATGCTGTTGGTGCTCCACTTATACAAAGACGAAAATATCCTTTTTGTGATTTATTATGATTATATATCATAAAATTAATAGTATTAAATACCTTATTTGTAAATATTTGTCCAGATATAGCCGACCATGAAATATAACCACTACAATAAGAAGATGAATTATTACCAGAATATTGTGGTGACATTAAAAATATATTTGTATATCCAGATAATATATTAGAATCAACACTTGTTAATGCAGATGTGCCAGCTGATGTTGAAATTGTAGTACTACTACGCCAATAATCTGCATCTCTATGTTTTATGGTTTTAGCTTCTATATTTGGTACTTTTAATGTCTTAGTTCCAGGATTCCATCTGTAATTATCTGATACCCACAAATGTTGATTAGTAGAACCATTGTTATTAGTCCATAAAGCATGATAATCTACATTACCAACATCAGTTTTATCTGTATTAATATATTTAAAAACTCCTGATGTCGCACTATATAGATCTGCTACTACACCAACACCACTACAGTCACCATCTTCCATTGAAAAACCAAACCAGCCACCAATACCAGCATTATAATAAGATTGTAATGATGTACCAAATCTTCTAGGTTGATTAGAACAAGTAAATACTAAAGCACCTTCTGCTATATTACTACCATTTTTACCACTAAAATATAATTTTGGGTTGGTGGAACTATAACTAATCTCATCAATTAATGCACCAGTATATTGTAATGTCATTTGTGGTCTAGAAGCTATAGCACTAATGCTACCGTTTACATAATGATTATTAGAGGTAATATCACCATCAATATTAACATCACAAGGAGTATATATTTTATTATCAGCAACTTCAAGTAAATTCTTTCTAGATGTATTTGAACTACCACCGCCGACAATAAATCTAGCGCTTGGTATTCTAGTTGCAGCTCTCCAGCATCCAACAACTGTTTGACCATATTCTGTAGTATAGTTTCCTTTACCTGCAACGAATGAATATGGTGTAATGGCTGCATTACCGTAGCCAATAGCCATTGTTGCTCTACCCATAGCTGTATTATCCATTCCAAATACAGCCATAGCACCATAATAAGGAGCGAATTCAGCAGTATTTACACTATTATTATATAAATGGAAATAATTTTCACTGCTGAATGATGCTGGCATTGTAGTTGCTGCAGCAGACCAAGATGTAAGATTGTTTGTTATTCTTGATTTATCAAGTACATTATTTGCATATGTTGCTTCACCAACAGCAATGTTATTGAAATTGGCTACGAGAGAATTATCTGCATATGATTTTGTATAATGACATACTGTATATGAACAAATGCCTGATGCTATAGTATAAGAACCAGCAGCATGAGAACAATTACCAATTGCAGAAGTATAATTGCCTTCCGCATGAGATGCATATCCAACTGCAGAAGTATAATTGCCTTCAGCATGAGAAGTCTCACCAATTGCACTTGTTGCTATACCTTCAGCATGATTTCCAGATGTAGCACATAAAGTATCACTTGGTGCATCTGGGTAAATATAAGTATCACCAGCATGTGTTCTAATGCCTTCCGCATGTGAACCATAACCAACAGCAAAAGTATTATCACCTTCAGCATGAGAAAAATCACCTACAGTACCAAATCTATTACTCGCTAGACCAGCAGTAGTATAATGTCCTTCTGCATGTGAACCTATACTATTTGCTTTACTTCCTTGTCCTTCAGCATGAGAATAATCACCATAAATATTTCCAAGTAATTCTTCATCATAATATCCGGCTCTCGTTCCTGCACCCTCAGCATGTGAAAAATTTGAATATGCTGTTGTTGAAGCTCCTTCAGCATGAGCAGCAGTTCCAATTGAAAGAGTATTAGCCCCCTCAGAGTGAGAAGCAATACCAGATGCAATAGTATTTTCTCCTTCAGCATGAGAATTATTTCCAACTGCACTTGTAGCACTTCCTTCAGCATGAGTGCAATAACCTACTGCACTTGATTTGAAACCTTCAGCATGGGAATTATCTTCCAATGCTCTTGTATTAGATCCTTCTGCATGTGAATTAGTACCACTTGCTATTACTGAATATCCTTCAGCATGTGATTGAATACCAACTGAACTTGTTTCATGACCTTCAGCGTGGGAATAATGTCCTATTGTACTTGTATAATATCCTTCTGTGTGAGAAGCATAACCAATTGCCCTCGTGTTATATCCTTCAGCATGTGATTGATTACCACTTGCTAAAGCACTATAACCTTCAGCATGTGATTGATTACCAACTGCACTTGCTCCGCCACCAAAAGAAGCTGCCCCAACACCAGATGCATAAGTTCCAGATCCAGCAACAAAAGACATTTGAGCACTGTTGCCGACTGTACCATCAGTATTTACAGAAATTATATTATTAGCTATCTTTAAATCAGTACCAGCAGTCAATTCAACAGAAGGTGCTGCCATAGCACTTTTTGCTACAATGTCATAATCTACACCACTAATTCTTAAACTACTTATAGAAGCCATAATTATAAATCACTACCTGTAAATGTTGTTGAACTCATATTGCCTTGTATTACCAACTTTCCAATATGGTTAGTTGTATCAGTCTCAGTATAATAAGAAGCTTGAACCATACCATTTAAGCTACTTGTTGCTTTAGCATATTTGGTATTAGTTTTATTTATGGTGATTGTTGGATTACCATTTGTGTCTACAGTAGGTGTTAATGTAATTGCATTACCAGCACCAAAAGTAAATGTATCACCAAATGAAGTAGCATTTATGGTTGAAGATGTTCCAGCAGCATTTTTAACTCCAAATGATTTATAAGCACTAACATTTGAAAAACCAAATGTAGCTGTCGGAGAAGTACCACCTGCAGTAACATTTATACCATTTAAGGTCAATGTAGAATTGTATGCAGCAGCATTGAGATTTGTTGTATTTGCTTTAAAAGTAGAAAATAGTTTATGTTTTGTATTATCCCAAGAAGATGCAGCAGTACTAACTGTATCTGCCATATGAGTAAAGTTATTCATAGATGCAGATGCTGCAGAGTATTCTTTCAATGTGGATTTAGCAACGGCAAATGGATCTGCCAATTTATCCCAACCTGGTTTCGTATCATCTTGAATCCATACCAAGTTATCACCAGGTTGAACTTCAAATGTTTGACCATTGTAACCAGATGTAGTAGGTATAGTGCCAGATGTAGTTACATTATAGACAAATCCATTATGGTGTGCTGTAGTAGCAGTCAATTCAGTAAAAGCAATGTTACCTTTTGCTTGATATAAACCAGCTTCTTCAGCTAGTCCTGAAATTTGAGATTCAACATAGTCTGATACAACATTTGGTGTCAAGAATCTCTGATTGGTGGAAGACCAAGTAGTAGATTCGTATGTAAGGTCAGATCGTGAGCCAGATGCATTTGTAGCACTAATTGCTTTCCAAGGAACATTGGTTATTCTAGTATTGATGATTTTATTTGCAGAAATTGCTGTACCTACCAAGTCATCACCAGCAACATCACCACCAATAGTAATCTTATATGTACTGTTTATTCCTTTAGCAGATCCAACACTTATTGCTGATTTTGCTTCACTTGCACTAACTACTTCGTTTGCTTTATCAGCATAATATGCTGCATCTGCACCTGAAGGTGCTTGAATTTCATATTCTACACCACTAACTTTAAATTTGTCTATATAACTATTTGCCATATATAATACCCTACTAGAAAATTACGGCTGTTGTTCCTGTTACATAAGAAGCTTTATTTATCCCTAGTGCAGCAGAAGTAGCTTGAGAATATGTAGTATTTTTTGCAGAGAATGTAGCTTGTTTATTTGTTGTATTTGGTGTAATTTCCATATTTGTACCAGCAACAAAGCCAAATGTATCATCCATTGCTGTTGCTTGAGTTACGGCACCACCAATGTTTATTTTTCCATAAGCATAAGCAGAAGGATATACAGTAGCTGTTGTACCACTACCACTAACTGCTAATCCATTTACACCACTCAATGTAACTGTTGAAGCACTTGTAGAAGCAGCTATTGTAACTGTTCCTGCTTTTACATTGGCAAATGCTTTATGTGCTGTGTTTGCCCAATTTGAAGCAGAATTTGCTGTTACTGCTGAGTAAGCACTTTGCCATGTTCCAGTAGAACTATCCCAAGTTGACTTTGAAATATAATCACTTGCGTTGAATGAAGCAGCCAACTTATCCCATGAAGTAGTAGCTGCAGCAGCAGCAGTAGCAACAAAGTTATCGCCATTGTATGCAGTTTGTCCATTGATTACAGTTCCAGTTTCGTCACATCCAGTCAAGTTATAAACATCACCGATCTTAGGTGTCAATGATGAAAGTTGAGAAACACCTGTAGTCCCTTTATGTGTATAAACATTTGACATTGCAGCAGCAGTTTGTGTTTGAACGAAATCATATACTGCTTTTGGTGTAACGAATCCAGTTGTATTTGTATTAACTGTTCCTGCACTAACATTTGTCATGGCAGACCAAGGAGCTGCAGCTACAGTCATTGTAGCTGTCTTATTTGAACCCCAATCAGTAGTAACAGTACCAGTAACATGACCAGCATATGTAATTGTTTTACCAGCAGTCAATTTTGCAGCACTACCAGCACTTGTAGCAGATGTTGCTTTGTCCGCTGTCGCCGCGCTTGTTGCTGAAGTAGCTTGTGCAGCACTAACTGCACTAGCAGCATAAATGTCATATACAGAACCACTAATTTGTAATGAACTAATAGAAGCCATAATCTATATTCTCCCACTATTAAGTATTATCAATTACAAGTTGATGTGTTGTAGTATTTACTGTTATATCAGATTTAGCAATATAATTAGAATCAACGAAACTAGAAATACCACCAGCATTAACCAATGCAGAAGATTTTGTAGTTGCACCAATTGAAGATTCAGGTGTTTTTAAACCAAGTTTACTATTTGTTGTTCCAGTTCCAGATAGATAAGATGTATCAATACCATTTCCGCCAGTAAATGTATTGACCCAAGCAGAAGCAGCAGCACCAGACCAAGCACTTTGAATTACATCAGAACCAGAAGCACTATGAGTAGAATCACCAATGTTTGTTGCTATTGAAGCAACTTCAGCATTTTTAGCTGTACCAGAAAATACAGAATCACTATTTGCGTTGGCAGTCCAAGCTGTAAAAGCGGAAGTATCAAGTTTACCAGTAACACTAATGGAATTTGCTAGTTTATCCCAATAGCCACCATCATCAGTAACCCAAGCAACATTATCACCTTTAGTTACAGTATCTTTATGTTCAGTACCAGTATTAATTGTACCATCATCTTTTATGTCATATACATCACCACCTTCTGCTGCTGAAGGTAATTCAGTTATATTACAAGAACCTTTGAATTTATAGACATTTGTTATTTTATCTGCAACATAGTGTGTAACATATTCTCTTGTAGAAGAAGGTGTCCATATACCAGCAGTAGTATCAGATTCACTAGTAACCGCCAAAGAACTTATTGCAGACCAGCCAACACCACTAATTGCCGATTGGTTTACACTACTAATTGCAGATTCATTCACTGCAGTTACTGCATTTGCTGGTACAGAAGTTATAGCACTTTCAGCAATGGTTCCTGAAATAGCTGAAGCATGAACCCACCCAGCACTTAATGCACTTTTTGCATATATGTCATATTCATTGCCACCTATTTTAACACTTGATAAGAAATTTTCGTCTGCCATTGTTTTTCTCCTTAAAATCCTAGAATTAATTGATGTCCACTAACAGACATCATTCCTGTAATTGCCTGAATCTCTGCTAGTTTTGTCTTGTTACCACTTAGATACATAGCACTCGTTGAAGATACTGTATCTTTCTTCTGTAAATATGTTTCACTGAATTTTTGACCTTCACTATCCTTCTCTGCATACTTGGCATAGATTGGATGTGTTTCTCCGGGTCTGTTCGTATTCTTTCTTTGGTGCTAGGCCAACAGCCACAGTCTCGCCACCAACTGACCTATAGTCTACTTGGATTAGATTGTTCCTGATTTCTTCAATTTCTGCTTCAAAACCTTGGATCTGTCCTTTCACTCGGCTATACTCTTCTTCAGTATAATCCTTTAGGTCATTGAATGCTTGCTTTAGATTGTTCAAGTCAGTAATGCAATTGACCAACTTGTTATTCAATTGAACAATGTCTTTATCCAAGTTCTTCTTGATAAAAGCAATTTCTTGTTCAATCTGCTTTATTAAATCGTTTATATTCTTTGTCTGAACACCAAATCCTTGCATATCATAGTATTTATGACTTTTGCTAAGTTTTGGTTGCTACTCTTTGCTTTTGTATTCAGCAATCGTGGAATCAATGTCCAGTTCTTTGATGTCTGCTTTGATCTTGTTGGCAGATGTGGTAAGTTCTTCAACTTTCTGTTCGGTATCAGTCCTAAGTTCGTTAAACTGGTCACCCAATCCATCCATTCCTTCTATTACTTCGTCTGTTTCTGTGGAAATCCTGCCAATTTCGTCCATATACCCTTTGAACTTGTATGGAATGGATTTGGCATATTCTTCAAGTTCTTCGTATTCCTTGTTTGGATTGTATATCACGTCCATGTGGTTCACATTCTTTGACTTTCTAAGTTCGTCATAATCCAAGATCTCGTTGCGTTTCAATGGGTCATTTATTTCGTATTGCTCTGGGAAGTCCTTGGTAGCTACTGCCCATACTGGGTCTTCTTGTGGGATTGTTGGACTTCCATTCAAAATGGTCATCTTGGTGTCCTTATAGACCTTTAACGTCAATGTGTAGGTATGTGACGAAAGGCCAAATGCTTCTTGGAAGTACTTTACATCTCTAATCTCGTAGAATGTATTGTTTTGTGGTAGATACACTATGTCACCAATCCTTGGTATGAAGGAATCATAGACTTTTGGTGTATTCCTATCTTCGCCACCATAAGTAGACCAATAGTTGAAAGCCCCAATGCCAACAAAACATGTAATGACATCTTCACCCCAGATACCTTGTATGTGGTAACTTCTCACATTTGGTGGCAACTGTTCAGTATACATCATCACATTGAAAGCTCTCTCTATTACTTGAAGTTGATCTTCTCCATAGATTTTATCTCTTTTCAAGTGCTCAGATACTTTGTAATAGACCATCTGGAGACCATATGTCCCGTATGCTTCGCTTGTGTATGAATCAACATTGTCAGATTCGTCTTTTGAGATAGAACTTCCATTGTCACTATTCTCACATTCATAATCGTACTTTTTCTTCATTGTGGAACAGAGCCAAGGATATGCTGATATGTTTGTATTTACTGCCATCGTTTATTCCACCTTTATTACACCAGTCTCGTTCCAATCTATTTCAAGATAGTTGTAATTTGAATGTAATGCTTTTCCAAAATCGTAATATGCTACTGGCAATTCTTTATAGCCATAATAGCCTTTGTCTTTGTTTTCATAAGTCAACAGGATTCCTGCAGCACCATAGTCCATTGCAGATGTATTAGTAATGAAGTTCTCAGCAGACAATCTAACTACACTTTCGTCAAGCATATTTTCTGTTACACCATAGGAATTGTATTCGTTCCTATCATAGACATCTTTGAAACCATATTCTTCCTTAAAATACTTCATCAACTTTGTATCTTTCCTAGCATTTACATCCCAGTCAAAATCACCCGTAACCCAGCTATTTCCATGCTGTGGTGAGAAGATTACAGATGAACAAGGTTCGTTCTTTACATATTCAAATGATATGTCTATATTTGTTAAATTTGTATACTTGTTGATAGAATCTATATTGGTGTCTACCAAGTATTCGTTTGTTGGATAGATATATGTGTTTATACCTTTTACTGACTTGTCAGCACCCATCCAAGTATATTTTGCAGACAAATCACCAAGTCTTAAATTAAGATAATCTTTTGCTTTTTCTGCTGATGTTTGATTTTCAGCATGTAATCCTTTCATTCTATAGTAATTTGCACTGAAAAAATTATTGTCTGTGATGTTTACTTTCAAGTTTCCATAGTTTATGCCTTTTAATCTGCCTTTACCCAAAGCATTTATATAAGATTTGAATATGTAACCTCTAGATGCAGACCAAGACATTATTGTACCCTTAAAATATATTTTCTAGATTTACTATTATCTATAATAGTAGGATATTTTATTACATTACCAGTTAATTGTTGTGGATTTTCATTATCAAAGAACATCACTGTTCTGCCAGAACTATCAACTACAAGTAATCCACCATAGTTATTATATGAAGATATACTTGATACTTGTACTATTTCTGTATCTTCCAATTTATTCAATATAGCATTAGGTGACATATATTCGCCAACAGTAATACCACCATTATTATATGAATAGGTCAATTCAGCAGAAGTATAAGGTATAGTATATCCATATAATGTACCACTTGTGTTGAAATTAACAGGTAGAGTATAAGCAAATGCACCAGACAAAGGATTCATTGCTGTAGAAATGTTATTGTCTTCATTGTATGATATATTATAACTGATGTTATTAGTATAATTAGTGCTTTTTCTATCGGGAAATGATACTATAGTTTTATATTTAACATCATTATTATAACTGCAACTCCAACTATTATTCAAATGTTTTTGTATATTCTTTTTAAATTTTCTACCAAAAGTAAATAAGTTTTTATCAGTCAAGAATGTATTACCCAATAAAGGGTTTTTCCATTGTGAAGCAGTGGCATCAATACCTGCCATTTGATCTGGTACATCTTTATAAACAGTTTGAATACCGTTATCTACATTATAGTGTCCTGGCAATTCAAAATCAACTGTTGTATAACCATCAAATGTATTCAATGTTCCTTGTCTTATGAATGGATTTAATTGAGCATTTATAAGCCCTCTGTGGAAAAATCCTTGTATTGAACTATTTGACCATGAAGAACTTAATGATTCTGGTAGATTAAGATTTTTATAGACAGGATTATCTGTACCACCATCATTAACATTCAAATCAGCATTACTATTTGAACGATATTCTGACCAATATGTTTTAATGAAATCTATAGACGAAGCAGCAAATTTATTTGAAGTAATTTCTGATTCTGGAATACCACCAGATTTTGAAGAATCTGAAGATACAGCAACAGGCGGCAGTTCCATAAGTTTATATTGACTTATATAGTCATCATATACTTCTATATAGTTTTGAACATTGCCGAAACATTGATTTAATGAAATTATATTGGAAGCCAAATTTCTTCTATTTAAATCAGTATTAACATAGGAAGGACTATAGTTAGGATCCATATAAAATCTATGTGATACATCCCATGTTTGAGGTTTGTTTGCATTATTAACCCATTTAACCCATGCTGAAGCAGCACCTTTGTCAATTTTATTCCAAAAATTGTGTGCTTTTATAATTCCGCCAAAGTGAGATGACATATCCATTGGATAATCGCCAGCAAAATATACACCAAAATCATTTATAGATTTTCTTTCTGGAATCAATGCGCTTGGATTATCTTCATCAACAGTTTCCCATTTAGATTTATTAACATTATATGATATAGGATCAAATATATTTTCCTTTAATTCATATACACCAACATATTTGCTAGTTACTGTACCACTATTGGCTATTGAATACAATCCATCTTCTGTTTTGTTGGTTTTTGGAACCCAATAACCATTTTCAAAATAGTGTTCTATATAAGGGAAAGTATCACCTACAGTAGTCAATGAATTAAATTGACAATTACTAACAAACATTTTAGGTTCAGCTAGAATTCCTTGAGAAACTGTGGAATAATCTACTTTACCAACCAATATACCAAAAGCATTTTCAGGTCTTTTATAGTTTGTATTTTTTGTATCATTATAGTTGTCTTTATATAAAATAATTGAATTATTAACACTACATTTTTGATAATCAGATGGAGTAAATCTTCCAAATAATCCACCAACTACAAATATGGGTCTAAGTTTATATGATACAACATCATCTGTTATACTTTTTGCTGTATTTACTTCATCTTCATGCCATATACTAAAGAAATCTTTTCTTACTCTTTCTTTTATAGAAGCATCTGTTATATTTTCTAGTTGACCCGAAAATGTATCAGGTAATATAGGGGTTTGTTTTAAATATACAACATCACCATACTCACTTTGATTACCAAAATCATAAGTAAACTGGTTATCCATAAAGATAGATACATTGTTTATATATCCATAAGATTGTTTACCAGCCAAACCACCAATAAATCCAACGAAATTTGAAGTATTTTTAACTGTTGTAGAAACTTGTATATTTTCTGCTGTACCATAATTAGCACCAATAATAGTTCCTACATTGAATGCTGCTCTTGCTTGTGGATGTAATCTCATTGAACATCTTGTATTTTCATAACTTGGAGCTAAAGAAGTTCCCATACAATAAGTAGAACCCATTGCTTTCATTATCAAGTTACTATTATAATTTACTGTATATGAACCGGTTATTGCTGCTTTAGCAGATTGTGGTGTAGTGCTAAATCCTCCACTAATACCAACATCTCTAACTGTAAATTGGCCTAAACTATCCACACCATAGTAATATGGATTTCTAGTTAAAATTTTCAATGCTGTATTATATTTCTCAATACTTATATCACTATTCCATGATATACCTATGCTTGTAATAGCATTTGAACTTGTATCAGTACTTTTTGCACTGAAATTTCCTAGTATAGGATAAACCAATACATTATTATTAATTGATATATTCGTATCTTTTGTATTTGATATGTCAGTTTTAAACCAGTTAGCAAAACTTGTTTTATAAGTTTCGCCCCAAACAGTTATCATTTCTGGTATTATTCCTTCTACAGTTTCAGCTATAACTCCTTCAATTCCTTCAGAGAATTTGCCTTCATTGAAATACCCAACATAAGGACATATGTTGGCTGGTGAGTTTATACAGAATGAATTCAAGTAAAAGAAATTATCGTTATTACCATCATATTTTTCTCTTACAGGATTTTTCCATTCATTCCATTTATACTTATCTGCTTTATTGGTGACTGAATAAACACTAGGGACGAAAGCATATAACTTGAATTCACCCATAGCACCAGCATCAATGTTTTCTATTCTACCATAGTTTCTACCAACAAGCATACCACAGTTTATATCTCTACCATCTTTCTTGATATGTTCAAGTGTGATCTGTTTATCACATTCTATTGAATTGTTAAATGATGTTCCTTTAATTTTGAAGTTTCTAACTATACCATGCTGACCCAACACACCAACAAGACCATTGTCAGTATGTCTACCTTTAATCATCAAATGGAATTTGTGATAGTTACCATCTAGAATACCTTCAAATGGTGTATTTTCATCTGAACCAATTGGATTATCTATAACAGCAGAAATGTCATTACCAAATAAACCAATAATTTTATTGTTTTTCAATGATTTATCAGCAAACCAATCAAGTTCACCTTCATTTCTTATATAATAGAAACCACCAGAATTAATATAACTGTCTATATAGTTATTGCCAGATATGTTTTCTTTAAATATATTTTTAAAATTGCTGTAATTATTTTTATTGATGAAAATTGGCTGCTGGGTTGTTGAATTTCCTTTTTTCCAATTTATATAAATCTTTTTGCCATTTATTAGTCCTGTTCCATTAAGTTTAAAAGATGGGTCATTAACAGATACTGTTTGTACTTTACCTTTTATATAAGGTCCTTGTGCTGAACATTCGTATTTGAATGTTTCAGGTGATACTCTATTGAAGTCACTTAGACTTCTGTACATCTCCAATTTAACATCATCGTGTTCATATTTGTTCTTGAAATCTTCAGATACAGGAATAAAAGTCCAATTGTCATTAACAGGAACTTCTCCATTTAAGTATCTCTTTTTAAACGAATTGAATACGAATGAACTCATAATTTAATCTTTCCATCTATCAACAAAATCAATGTCTTCTCTGTCATTTGTAATTGGTAATGGCCTATTGGCAAAGAATGTCATACTATTTATTTTGTTTGTATCTTGATTTATAATCAAATTTGGTGCTCCAGTAATCAATGTTGATAAATCAGTTGTTATTGTACTTTCATTTTCTACTTGGTAATCAAATGTGTAATAACGTTTCCAATCTTTTTCTATTGTTTTATCATCACCACTACCAAATATATCTCTACATTTGTTATTTGCATCATCTGCTGTTATTATAAGTTTTTCTTGGTTAAAACCATTTCCTTGAACTAAAAATGTTACACATATTCCAACATTACCATTCATCAATTTTATAATTGTAGGACAATACTGTGTAGGTATACACTGTATTCCTGGTATTTCTTCATTTACCCATATTTTATCACCAGATGGTAAACTAACTCCTTCAGCAGCAATACCAACATTTGAAATCTCATTCCTTTCTTTACACCAATTGATCTTTGATATATGTCTACTTTGGAATTTATCGTTATAATTCTGATTGGCTATAGTATCTCTAGTTAATTGAATGTAATTATATTTCATTTCTGCTATAGTGCCATCAGGATAACGAATTGGAGCAAATTCTGTACCATATACAGTACCAGGAACAAAGAAATCTGGTGTATATAAAAATTGTTCAGCTAAAGTATTTGGATTACCTAGATTGTTTACAATTGTTTCTATTCTATCCCAGCCATCAATACCATTCCAGCATTGAAGATATAATATATCTTCCGTAGTTTTAACATAAGTACACCAATTTTTAATTGTATCTAGCCAGAACCAAATTCTATTAGATGCTACTTCTTTGCCATAAGCATCTTCTATATTTTCATCTTTTGCTGTAGAAAGTGTTGAATAATATTCTGATGGTGTTTTGTATCGTTTTAAATTTTCTTCACTGAAAGCTTCTTCTAGTGTTTGTGCTGCAGGTGTTGTAGAATCATTATTTTGTGTTTCGTCTTCTGATAGAAGATTTATATAGTTTGCAGTTTGCCACTTAGAATATACACCAGATTCATAAGGTGAAATATCAGCTAAAATTCCATCTTCCTTGAATTTTTTGCTTGTAGCAAATATATTTGGATTTGAAATTTCTTCAAAATCATATTCTGCTTCATCATGATATGTTTTATAATTATTTGGTAATTCTACATTTTTAATAAACCAAATACATTCTTCTTTATTTTCATCTGTATGTGGTTTAAATCTACATAAACTCCAATATGTAGGGTATTTTTCAATATCAGTATAATCTGGTGATGTTTGTTGTTTACCAGTATCTATTTTTTCATAAAATTTTCTTTTTGCTTCTACTATATCATTTATTTTACATCTTATAAATGTATTTTTACAACCATTTAATTTATCTGCATTATATGAAGATGTAAATTTATATCTATACTGATTATAAAATATAAATTCTATGGTATTTCCATTTTTTGTGGGATATACTTTAACTAAACTACAATTACCTGTACTATCTTCTTGTATGCCTTTTAATGTATTTCCAGGATAAACCCTAGAAGCCATACATTCATAATACTTTGCTTTAGAAAGTTGTGCAACAGTTTTTCCTGCTTTTCTAATTCTTTCTTCAGCTTGGAATATATCATCATTACCACTAGCATTACTATTGTAATAGCAAAATAGTTTTTTTGGTAATTTCTCGGTATCTATTTCAGATGTATAATTAGCCCAAACATAAATCAAATTATATAAATCTGGTATTATATCACCATATAAAGATAATAATTTTGAGCTGTATATTAAATCTGTTGTATATTCTTCGTCTGTAGATAGGCTACCATTGTGTTCACCATCTAACCACTCTTCCAAATATGAGCGCTTAAATTTGATTTTATATAAACCAGTATCAGTATCTTTAATAATCCAGTCACTTAATATAAAGCCAATACCATATTTTTCTATCAAATCCCAGGAAAATAAAGGATAGCCTTCTGCATCCAATAATACACCAGTATTTGTTGTGTATATTCCATTTTCGTATATTTTATAAGTTTCCCAATCTTGTGAGCCATCCACAGGTTGATTGGCTAATTTATAGACATAATGATATGTACTGAAATCATACAACAATTGTCCTGTTGTGTCGCCATCTCTTTTTAATGGTACTACATCTTCAGGATAATTAGCATTTCTAGCATCTAGAAAAAGATGTGTTGTAGAATCTGTATATACACTTTTTGTTTCTTCTGCCATACACTATTTATGACAACATATTCGCTATCAAATGTGTATTTCTGTTGTAATAATGGGGAATTCTTGTTCCTTGTAGTATGACATTCTTTCTTTCCAGTGTTTAATCAAATAATTCTCTACCACTCTACCTCTTTGGGTTTTGTAACTCAAATCATCAATCAAGTCATAAAGCACAATCTGATTTTTTGTCTTGTGTTTTCTCAATCCTCTACCAATGGACTGTAGAACTTTGATCTTTGATTTGCTATTAGCATACAAGACTACATCGTGAAGTTTGGGCATATTGACACCTGTTGACATCGTTTGGTACGTAGCAAGTAAAATCGTTCCATCTTCTTCTTCAATCCCTTTACGGATTTCACTTCTCTCGCTACCACTAACACTACCTGTAATCACAGATACCTTCTTGTCTGGATACTTCTCATTGAGCCATTCTTGAATCAATTTTACATGTTTCAAATGGTTCATTAGAATCAAGATGTTGTGTTTTTCGTCTGTGTGGGATAGGATTAGTTCAAGGACCTTGTTTCTGTCAGGATATTCTTCAACCATCTTGACTTCTTCAGGATAACTTCTACCTTTGTTCTTCATAATGAATTCAGGTGGATACTTGGCTATTATATTGGCTATCTTGATTTTGGTCAATACACCTTGGTCAATTAGTTCCTTTGACTTCAATTCAAAGATTACATCACCTACTACTTCTCTAATTTGTAGTAAATCGCATTTGTCGTTTGGAAGTGTTCCTGTTGTGCCGATCTTGTAGTAAGCATTAGTACACCATTTTAAAATCTTTGATAAGACATTTGCTTTACATCCGGTGTACTTCGTCGACAAATACTGCCCCATATTTCTCAAAGAATTCACTATCCTTGTTTTGTAAGCTCTGCCATGTACTAATCAAAACAGGTCTGTCAAATAGTGCTTCATGTCCACCACCCAATCTCTCTACTTCATCGTCTAAGTTATCATAACCATAATCCTTGAAATCATCATACATCTGGTCAACAAGCATTATGTTAGGCACAATCAAGAGAATGTGTTTTTGTCCTTTCTTTCTCAAGTATCTAATTATGTTATATATCATTAAGGATTTTCCACTAGATGTACAAGATAATAGAATTCCTTTGTGGTATTTCAATGCTGCACGAACTGCCTTGTCTTGATAATCACGGATTTCAAATGGAGCATTTTTCATGTTGTCCTTGATTTGGGCAACATAGTCTTCTTCGTCTATCTGTTCAATGAATTCGTCATCTCTAAATCCGTTCAAGTTCAAATGTTGTTCCTTGGGACTTAGACCATAATAGAAGTTCTCTCATTAGTCCAATTGGAAGGATTCCTGAACGCATGTTGAAAGAATGGTGGCGGCCATCCCAAACATGTAGTTTAAAGCGGGGCTGAAATTGGTAACCACTCACATACTCCGAATAACGAGAATATATGTTATATGTTACATCTTCTGGGGCACTAATTTCTACAAATGATTCATCTAGTTTTTTAATTGATAATTCTGCCATTAGTCTATCCTTATTTTTCTGCCATATTTACTTATAGTATATTCAATATATTTACTTGTTTCTGTTATAACTTCTACATTATTATTTTTCATGCATTGTTGTTTTGCTTCATATTTACCATCTTCACTTCTATCGTAAGGATTTATCAATTTTCCATTTGGATCTTTATTTTCAAAAAATTGTAATCCTTTTATTTCCACATATTTACCATTTACTATGAAATCTGGATAATACAAATAGTCTTTACCGTTATAATTATAAACAAAATCATACTCTAAATTATTTCTAATTATAGTATTATTTGTACATTCAACATTATAAATGTAATAAGCCATTTCATCATAGCTGTGAAAACTTACATTTTTATAGATATATTTATGTTTTGTTTTTAATGTTTGTTTTCTATGTATTTCTCTTAATTCATCTTTTGATTTTTTCTTCCAAGTTTGTTGTTTTTTCAATTTAATTTCTTCTAATTCTTTAGTTGTTTTGTTGGACATGGTTTTTAGTCTTTTATCAATCATTTCTTGTTTTTTCTTTTCTGGTAAATTAGTTAAACCTTTCGATACATGTTCTTTAAATGTTTCCCATTCTTCATCACTATAGTTTTTAAATCTTTTGCTATAAATTTTTCTTGCTTCTGGTGTTTGCATCCAGTAATCATATCCACAATTATTTTTACAAGTTTCTTTAGCTTTATCTCTATTGTTCCACGTTTCATTACCATGATTTTTTAATCTAGTTTTTCTAGATTTTTTCTGCATTTCCATATTTTCTTCTTTAGTTCTATTTTTCCAAGTTTCATGTAAAGAATTTAATCGTTTTTCTTTAATTTTTTTAATTTCTTCTTCTGTTTTTCCACTATATATTATTTCATTGATTTTTCTTCTATTTTCTAATATTTTAGGATTTTTATTATTTTTTTCTAGTATTTTTTGTCCTATTGCTTTTCTTTCTTGTTTTGTTCTATTTTCCCATACTTTAGATACACCATCAGCACATCTTTGTTTATAAAGTGCACTTATTTTCATACATTTCATACAGCAATATGTATCATAATGTCCTTTACCGAGCATTAAATTTAGTTATATTCGTACAATTTTCATTATGACAAATTCCTTCATCTTCTTTTTTTATGAATCGGTCATAATAATCTTTAATTGATACACCAGGATGTTCCCATCTTAAATGATTTCCAATAGAATTTACACCTTTATAACATAGAAAACAAAATTTTAATGTCATTTTTCTTACCTCTATAATCTAATTGTTAAACGATTCGCCAAAATCTATTGTATTTATAATAACCAGTTAGACGAAGTTGGCGCTTCGTCAAATAATTGGTAAGAGAATTATCTGTCCTGGCTATCACTTCACAAATATAGAAAAAACTCGGCAAGAATCCGAGTTTCTCATTTTTTATTTATAACTGATACTTTTAGATGTCTATAATGTAATCATCATGCTTTACAAGCAATGAATCTCTCTTGTATTCATTGTTTTTTATCTCTACATAATCTGCATATGGGTCATGTTCACCAGGATAGCCAAATGGATTACACAGTATCTTTACCTTGCCACCAGTTTCATTAACCCAATTACAGATTTTTCTGTCATGTATGTGACCACAAATCCAAATGGTATCATTTAGTTCATTCAAGTATTTCTCTGCATCAAAATAGAAGAACTTATTATGACCACTATTCCTGAACTTGAAATTTACACCCACTTGATATGGAGCAAAATGTGTCATAATGATCTTTGGCTTTTGTGCTATAATGTTTTCCATTAGTTTATCGTAATGATTCCAGATTTCTCCTGGTTCATTGTTCATATATCTCCAATGAAGGCCATCAAACCAATTCCTTTTCCAGTCAATTCTATGGTCAAGACCAGGCATTGCTTCACACTTCAAATCACAAGTCATCATGCAGCCACCAATCCCATTTACTACATCTCCTTCTAGAAAATGTATGTTTGGGTATTTGGTACAGAATTCTTTCACACTATTTAATTTCTGTTCTGAAGAAGTAAACTGTAGATTGGATTTTGAGACTGTAGCACCTCTAACAATCAAATCATGATTTCCAAAACAGAAGTATACTTGTTCGTACTTATTGGATAGCCATTTGATAGTTCTAGTCAATGTCAAGTAATCGTTGGAAAGATCACCAGCAATCAAGATAGCAGGTGTAATTGGAATCTCATACATTTTCCACATCCAGTACAAGGTATCAAATACTACATCTTCTTTTGGTTCATCACCACGAAGTCTATTTGGTTTGACAGCATATGAGTAATACATGTCTGGGTGTATGTCAGATAGAATCAATGCTTTCATAATCTTAAAAATCCTTATCTATTGTTTTCTTTTTAATTTCCAATTCGTGAGATTTGTATTTATTAATCAAATTTTTATACTGTATATCAATGAATACCAAATCTTGTTCAAATAGGAACAAATTATAGTCATGTAACTTAGCCGTTTTACTTCTGTTACATTTCAATAGATAGCCTTTACTATCCCAAGGTTCAAACTGTATGAATGATTGTACAATCACATTATTGTTTCTAATTTTCAAGACATCATTATCCAGCATCATTACTTTATTTGAGATCTGATTTATTTTGATCTTGAACTCGTTAGCTTGCCTTTCAATGGAAAGGTATGGGTATTTGGTCTTCACCAACTGTTCTAAATCATTTAAAATCTTCATCTATATTATTCAGTTTCATTTTAATTTTGATGTCTTTTCGTTCTTGTAGAAATGATTTGATTCCTTCTCTTAGTTCTTCTACAGTATTAACTCCTTTAATCTCTGTTGGCATGATGTCTTTATCAAATGTTCTATAAGCAAGTTTGTAAGATATAGCACATTCACAAGTCTGCATTTCATATCTTGCCATATAGAATATAACTGATTTATCTGTAACTAGATATGATGCAACAGAACCTTTTTCTACATACAGGCCAAATTCTTCACCAATTTCACAAAAATCTTGAAAAGTAATCATTCAAAATCCTTCTCTGCGTTTAATTTTTTCATATAGATTTTTTCTCTCTTGAATGTTTCTTCTTTAGTATCGGAAGCACCAAACAGAAAATTATATTCTTTCTTGTAATCCATAAATTCGTAATATAATGGTCTTAATTTTTTAAGATTTACCCAATACTTTGTTGTTAGTTCTTGTTCATCTATTAATGTTCCCAATTTTTCTCTACAAAATAGCATGTTCTTATACAGTTGTTCAAGATAGAATTCTAAGTATTCTTTGCTGGAATAATCATTATTCATCATTTGTTCTGCTCTATAGAGCAAATTAATTTGTTCTACATAATACTTCATGTAGTTTTTATAACAATTTTTAAAACAATCCAAATTTGGATTGATTGATGAGGCCTTTAGCCAACTGAAAAAATACTTAATTTTATCTAAAATCATTTTCTATCTTCTCCAAGTTCAATTCGTTCATTTTGTCTTTATATTGTTTTATTGCAGATTTGATGACTTCTTCCAAAAAATACTTACATTTTTCATCAGTTATATACCAACAGTTATCTTCATAACCATAATCCTTCATTTCTTTTGTTGGGATATATTTGAATAGCCAAGATTCTCCATTGTCGCCATTAATACCTTCTCTATATTTAAATAGTTTGTTGAATACAACTACTTTATCTATATAATTATAATCTTTAAACAATCTGAAAACTTCACCGAAAATTACACCATTCCCACCGGCAGTACCAACAAAATAGTCTAACTCCATTCCTTTATCTACTTTTGTTAGACCATGTTTTGTAAACAATTCGTCTAGTTCTTTTTGTCTATCACGCAAAAACATTTTCTATACCTCTCAGTTTCTGTTTCACTTTTCGTTCTTTTATCTCTTTTTGCAAATCAAATATAGTATTTTGGACTATTTTAAATACTCTCTTTGAATCCATACTTTCTGCTTTATCTTTAAATTTGAACTTTGCTATGATTTTTGAATCACTCCACCAATTCCAGATAGATTTATCCTTTTCTTCAGGATTTCTTTTTTCCCAATCAAAACACATATAAGAAGTCCTGTAATACGAACAAGTAAATGATAATGTTATTGTTACTGCTTCAATTGGACATATTTCCATTTTATTCTTATTTTTAATCCAATTAACAATTTCGTTGATTAGTTTATTTGGTTCATTTAGAATTTTATTATCATCAAAATTATCCATTATACAAAATCCTTTTCAATTCTATTCATTTTTTCATACATTTTGTATTCAATACAATACTTCTGTAGCAAATTCAATCTATCCAATGCAAGTTCAAAATCTTTTTCACTATATTTCGTTCCACCTTCAATTGGTGTACATTCGCCATTTAATAATTTAAGTGTAGAATCCAAAATAGCATGTTGATTTGAATAAAAACCATCATTTTCGTCATACTTAAAAATAATCCACAATACATCATTTTTTAAAATACCACCATTTGGATCTTGTTCAATGACTGAATGTGTATTCAGTTTCTTTTTGTATTTTTCAGGCCATTTGGAATTTTTAATCATTATTCGCCACAGCGTTCTTTGATTAGATTGAAAATAGTTTCCTGGTTGAGCATAATTGTTTGAATATCAGTCGCCATACACCTGTTGTCATATTGAGGATCATTTTTCGTATTCGTCATAATCCCACGTACAGGATGATACAACTTGGCACCAATGAACATACACAATGCTACACCAAGCAAAAAACCAATTAGATACTGTTTCATGTTCTAGTCCTTTGTGAACTGTTTACACCATGCTTCAATATATTCGTGAAATATATCTTCAGGTGGTTGATGGTTATAGGTATTGACACTCGTTTCAATGTTCAAATGAAAACCAGGAGATACAGCCCTTTCAAATGCCGTAAGAATTTTCATTTTTTCATACATTTCCTCATTTGTATCAGGAGATTCAATGACAATAGTCTTGAACTTAGGTTCATTTACATTGTTGGTCTTGATTGTGATGCGATGGACATATGTTGCAGACATTTTTTTAGACCTCCTTGAGTTTATCCCAACCGGCAGAGTAGTGATTAGGATAGAGATTTCTGTATTCAGTATAAGTTTTTTCGTGCGGCCATTCACCATAGGATTTCTTTACTTCTTCCACATCCACACCAAGAACGATTGGTTCGGACACCTGAATGATCTGTTTGAATGTGGTAGAGCCATATGCAGTGTAATCGTTGCATTGCCTGGTGGCTGTCCTAATGGCCTTCTTCAATGTGGTTTCGTAGACCTCTCCCTTTCTTACAGAAGTTCCGAGCTGGGGATTGTACCGATAGTATTCGTAAATGTAGCGGCGGATTTGTGCCATAGTTGTTACCTCCATTATTATATCCATAATATAGAAAAACCATTGACATTTGTCAATGGATAAACTGAGTTTTTATGTAAAAATTTGTTTACAATTTAAAAATCTTTTTCAATCCTTTTCAGTTTAATGTTCATATCAAACTTCTTCATATCTTTTATAGCAAATTCAATAGTTTCTTTGATTAAATCCATACCATAAACATACAGATATTTTAAATCAAGAACATTGTTAATAACAGGATGATATTTTTTAATCTTATTATTCAATGGTTCAGATATAAAATTATTATCCCAATAATAGCATGAACCTTCGCTATATAATTTGTTGAATAAAACAATATAGCAGTTTCCACTTTTAAAATTAGGCCAAAGCCTTACGATTTCGCCACACGATTTAATATAGTTTGAATCGTATCTACAATCAATTTCTGTTTTTGTTTGACCATAATTACCGAATGCAGGTTTTAGTCCATAACTTAGACATAATTTCTGTACGTCGGCAATTCGTTTATCGTATTCTTCTTTATCAAAAATCATATTTTACATCTCATAACCCATTTTATTGCCAAGATCAATAAAATGCTGCTTCAAAACCAAATCCCAATTATCAATGAGATCTTCAATTTCGTCAACCAATTTGGCATAACATTCATTTCGGTCATGCTGGCCGTATAGGAAACCGCAAACAATCATGTTATTACCAGTTTCCACATCCACTAAATAGAGATATGTTTTGCCACCAGCCAAAGTCTTTTCAATGCGAACATCCAGCGGACAAGAATCATTCTTGTTGAGCTTGAATTCTGTTCCACTCGGCATAGACATGTGTTTTGCTACCATTCGTTCTTTCTGTTCGGTTGTGTATGCCATAGTTGTTACCTCTCTTTTTATACCAAAAATATAGATTATTTTGGTTAATCTGTCAATCCAAAATGGGCAGATCTGTGTAAATTTTTGTTTACAAACCCAAAAATTATAAATAGATTAGAGGTTTTATATGAAGTTAGATGAAGCAAAAGAAGTATTAGAAAAGAATGGATTTATCGTAGAAGATTATGCGGTATATTCAAATCATAGTGTAGCTGATAGATTAGCACAAATTAAGAAAAGAGATAAACAAGTCCCTACTAATAAGGTTTATATTGTTATAATGGATGATGGAGAAACTAATGATGATTATGCTGTTTTTAGAGATATAATAGAAGCAGAAAAATTTGGTAATGAAAATTGTAAATATGATTATACTGTTAAAACAAGTAAAATGTTTTAAACACTAAAAGTTAAGTTTGGTATTGTGTGATATGAAAACAAAGTTTACAGAAGTAGTCCTTTTGACTAAATCCTATAATCTTCAGGATTTTAAAGATTGGTTACATTGGCATTTAGACATTATTGGATTTGATTGTTGCCATATTTTTGACAATGAAAGTTCAGTAGACATTAAGAGTGTTTGTGATTCGTATGGTGATAAAGTTACATACGAATTAATTAAAGGATGGCCGAACCAGTACGCATTGTATAACAGATACATTAACAATGAAAGTCCTGCTTGGTGGGTATTGCCTATTGACGATGATGAGTTTCTTTATGTTGGTGATAAATTTCACAATAATGTAAATGAAATGATTTTTACATTACAGGATAAATGGAAAGATATGAAGAAACTCAGTATTGGGTGGAGAAATATGTTTCCTGTTGAATATACTGAAAAGAGAACTAAATCACTTATTGAAAATGCTACAGGCTGGTCTGATGAAGTTTGTTTAAAGATTTTTCCAATGTGGCGTCAAGATAATCGTTGGATAAAAACATTCACAAGAACTGGTGATAAATGGTATTGGGGTATTCCTCATAATGGAGGACACAATCCTACTATTGGTAATAAATTTGTAAATTCAAGAACGATTGATGGAAGACAACTTGTAGGCGATTTTATTATGCCTTGTTGTAATACAGATGATTTATTCATAGGTCATTTTCAATATAAATCAAATGGAGAATGGGTTATGAAATGCACACAAAGAAAAAGTGCTGCAAATCAAAGTTTTAATAAAAATAAACCAGATGTATATAAAGAATTATATAAGTATCAAAGTGAATTTAATAAATTTGAAGGTTTAGTGAAATTATGGAATGGTTAATTTATGGAAAAAACATTAATTTCTTTAACATCGCATGGGGTAAGATTAAAATATGTAAGCAGAACTATATTTTCAATTTTAAAACAAGCAAATCTTAAAATTGTTTTAACATTATTTCAAGACGATGTTAAAAATATACCTGAAGATTTACAAACACTAATAGATACAAATGTAGTTGAACTGATTATTGCAGAAGAAAATCTTTGTCCACATTTAAAGTATTATTATGCTATGAAAAAATATAAAGATTATAATGTAATAACAATAGATGATGATTGCTTATATTCTTCAGATTTTATTTCTTCATTATTTAATTATCACATTAAAAATCCAAATACTATAATTGCAAGAAGGGCTCATTTAATTATGTTAAATAATGGAAAAATAAAACCATATAATAGTTGGAAAATGTGTATAAAATCATCAAATGATAATAGACATATTTTTGCTACTGGTGTTGGTGGAATTTTATATCCAGCAAATATATTAGATGTTGATAAAATAAATTTAACAGAATTAAAACAATGTTTATATGCAGATGATATATTTCTTAAAGTTTTAGAAAATAGAAAAAATATAGAAATTAAGATTGTTAATGTACAAGAAAATCACCCAAAAGAACAACAAATTGCCGAAGTAAAAAATACAGGTTTATGTAAAATAAATGTTATAAAAAACCGAAATGATGAATATATAAAATTGTTTGAAAATGAATTAAAATAATTCTTTATTATTTTCTAAAAATGTTTTGTAATTTTTATTCCATTTACCTGTCATTTTTAAATGAACTATTATTTCATTTAATTTAATTTGTTTAATTTTCCAATATGTTTTTATATCTTCTAAAAAAGAACAGCCTGTATCTTTATACCAACAAAGAGTGTCAATTCCTCTTTTACCTATTGTTTTACTTCCTAAACCTATACATCTATCATTGTCAAAATAATTTAGGTTTTCATTTCTAAATTTTTCAACATTTATAATGCAAAAATAAGGATAAAGCCTTTCAGGAGGTGCATCATCCCATCCTATTTCTCCGCAACAGTCAAATTCATTTTCATTTAGATTTTCTAAAAATGATTTTAGTGATGGCTTAAATAAAATATCATTATCTACCAAAAGACACCATTTAGTTTTTATTATATTTTTAAGAGCATAATCTATTGTTGAACAGTGATTCTTTGAACATTGTTTATAATCACCAGTTATTTTTTGATTGAAATTATCTATAACATTAAATGCAGATTTAAGTCCATCGTCAACCGGAATTTTATTTCCATTATCTATAATAATTACTTCAGGTAATTCACCTACTTGTTTTTGAAATGATTTTAGCATCATTCCAGTTAAAACATTGTTATTAAAAGAAACTGTTAAAATAGTAATGTCTTTTAAATTCATATAATTTTACCAATTAATGTTTTTGCTTTTGGTGTAATTAAAGTTTTACCTTTTGAAAGAGGATTTATGGTATCGTGAAAAATATAACAAATTTTATCTTTTACTTCGTGTATATGTAATTTGAATTTATCACAAAGACAGCCATAATATACATCATCGTGATTAGTATTCATTATTTTTTGATTTAATTTTTCAATTCCATATTTTAAAAAACAATATGGTGGATATAAAGTAGTAGGGCCGTGTTGATAATGTGTTAATTTACAAGCGTGAAATGTTTGAATACTCCTTTCATCTTTAGTCCAAGCGTCATAAAGTTCTTGAGCATAGTTGCAAGTATAGATACAGTCATCATCAGCTGAAATAACAGGAACATCACGGTACTTATCCATTGTAAACAAAATTTTTTTGAAAGAGCGATAGTTTCTATACACCCACAAGATTTCAATAAGTTCATTATCCACGAATAACTTCAAGTTCTCAGGTAATTCATCCATCATTTTCGGAAATTCTTCTTCGCTCAATACTAATACGATATGAAAACCCGGACACTGTTTCAACAAGCTGTAGATGGTTTTTGAGCAAGTTGCAATTCGTTTTTCCCAACTTGTTAAGCTGATAATTCCTTTTTCTTTGTTATATTTTTTACCGAAAGATGGATAAGGATTTGTATCTCTATTATACTCAGGATGTTCACTAACCATCATTTTTACCTATATTATTTATATAATTTTCATAAGTAATTAAATCTACTTGTTTTTTCTTTCCATCAATAATTATATATTTTTTATTTTGATTTGCTTTTCTAATTTTTTCTTTATGCTCTTCGCTCATTGGTTTATTATGTTTTTTGCCTTTTCCTTTATGTGCTTCACTAAGTTTTCGTTTATGTTCTTCAGTAAATGTTAAAGTTCCGTTTTTCTTTTTGGTTTCAATTATTTTCTTTGAAATTTTAGGGTCTCGTTTTCTTCCTTTTAATGTTTTTGATATTTTTTCACGTTGTTCTTGTGAAATGACTCTTCCTTTAGCTTTTTCACTTAATTTCTTTTTATGCTCTTCTGATAATTTTTTGCCTTTACAAGCAGCACTTAATTTTGCTTTATGTTCTTCTGATAAATGTTTACCTTTAAATGCACCAATATGACCTTTTTGGCTTTTACTCATTTTCTTTCGGGTTTCTTCGCTAGCCCTTGTTCCTAATTTATTTTGTCTATTTGCTTCTTTTATTCTTTGCCTGCCTTCATCAGTTAAATAGTCAGGATGTCCCATTCTTTGTTCTGATAATCTTGCTTTTTGTTCTTCCGTCCATCTATGTCCAGTGTGTGTTGCTGATATTTTTCTTCGTGTTTCTTCTGACAGGGCATGTCCTTTTAATGATTCAGAAATTTGTTTTCTTTGTTCTTCACTAATTGTCCTTCCTTTTAAATTATTTGAAGAAAATTCATTCGCTAATTCTGTGGCTTCTTGGTGTGCTTTTGCTACTTTCTCTGCAATTTCAATGGATGAAATTTCTTTAATGCTACCTACTTCTATATCGGCCATAAGTTTAAAAGCAAGAGCCATTCTTGATTTGAATTTTTCTTTGGCTAATGTATAGTAATAATAATGTATCATAAAATGATCTTGATACGATAAACTGATTAGATTATCTTCATCATTATCTTCACTTTCATTTAACATTCTGCTAAATGCTCTAGGGTATTTGTGGTGTAATGCCCTTCCTCTTACTCGTTTTTTGGCATAACTTTCATTTCTTTCAAAAATTTCAAGTACATTATTCCAAAGTGGATTTTCTGTATCAAATACTAGACTAAAATCATGAACCATATAAAAATCCTCCTTAGAATGGCGGTTCTAAAGAGGACACGGATATTGTTATCCGATTTTCTAAACACAAATATAGTTAAAATTAAGAACCGCCATTCCTAATTGTTTATTATATTTATAATTTTTAACTTTCAAGAATTTGTATTGTAAACAAAATTTTACAATAAAAACTGAAGTTTTTTATTGACAAAAAGAAAAATATTTTATATTTTTTTATGTAAAACTTATAAAAAGGATTATACTATGAAAAAAATAATTTTAATTTGTTTAATTATAATGGATTATAGTTATTCAAAAATAATTATAAATGAATATTCAAGTAATGAAAAACCATGTAAAACTTATAAAATTGATAATGGTTTTTGTGATGTTCAACGGGTAAAAATAAAATATGATACTAAATATGGGCGAATTTCTTTTACAGGAAATTTTAATGAAAAAGATGTAGTGATTTCTGCTTATGATAAAAATGATTTGTGGATTAGTAATGGTCCTTTTCCATTAGATATTGATAATTCTGGTAAAGATTTTTGGTTTACAGAAATTGAAGGTAGGGGTAGAGATATAGAACAATCTACAATAGTAAAACTAATGCCAAAAATTGAATTAAATACTTCAATAGTCTGTTTTGATGATTATGATTTATATGCTTTAAATGATAGAAAAAACTATTATCTATGTTCAAATGAATGTCCTGCTAATTATCACGAAAGTGAATATGATGATAGTTTTTCTTATGGTTATTTTAATGACCAAGCAAAATTTTGTAAAAGAAATAAAAAATGTAAAAATAATGAAAAATATGATTCTTCAAATGATGTTTGTATAACATTGAAAAAAGATTTTATTTGGGAAGATCCAAAAAATTCTAGTAATTTTAATCAAATATGTAAAGATACTACCAAACTTTTAATTAATGATTCATGTGTTATCAAAACTGTATGCGATTCTTCTGCTAGATTAGATATTACAAACAATGATTGTGTATTTCTAAAAATCCATGAAAAATGGGTAAGTGAAGAAGATACTTTAAATGTAGCAGTTAAATGTGAAGATGATTATTTGTATATTAATGGAAATTGTGTAGAAAATCAACAAAAATATTGTAATAATTATGAACGATATGATGAAATATCAAATAGTTGTTTATCATTAACTTATAATGAATGCTGGTTAGATTCAAATAATTCTTTTAAAAGAATAAAAGAAGATGATGAAAAAATAATTAATGGATATTGTTATAGAGATAAAAAAATATCTATAACTTGTATGGATGGTTATTTTTTGAATGAAAATAATTTATGTGAACAATATGTAAATAATGAAGATACAGAAGTTGAAGAAACTGACCCAGAAGAAATACAAAGTGTATATGAAACAAATAGACCAATAACAGAAAATACAGAAGAATCATTTATAAATTTATATCAAGATATATCATTAGGTATAGGTGGAATAGATGTTATTGATAAAATGGATAACAATACAGCCATTTTAATTTTGAATACAAATTATAGTATAGGTCTTAGATATGGAATAGATTTATTAAATCTAAAAACAAATGTTAGTGTAGGTTTACTTTATTCGGAATTTGAATATTATAAAACTTTTAATGAATCTGAACATAATTATAATCTTTCAGTATATTTTGGTGTTCCTAATATTGGTATAGAAATTTGGAAATTAACATTTGATTTTACTTATATGATGTATATTAATGAAAGTATAGAAACAATTAAATATTCTACTTCTACATATAAATTTACATTAGGATTTAATATATTTAAATTTTTGAATGTTAATTTTAATATGATGTCTTCAATTGTAAATGAATCCAAAGTATTAAAAAGTTTTGGTAATGAAACATTTTTAATTGGTGTAACATATAGGATATAATTTATGAAATATATTTTAATAGTTTTAATATTCTTTTATTCTGGATGTGCTTATGATACAGGCATTAGTTCTTCTTCCGATAATACTAATTCATCAGCAAATTACGAAAAATTATCAAAAGTTACTTTATATGAAAATATAACTATAGACAATATCTATTTTACAAATAAATGCGAAAAATATGATATTGGTGGTAATATTTATCCATGCATAACATTTTATAATAATTCAGATATTAAATATGATTTGAAAATACAATTTTCAGATTATTGTAATAATGAATATAAAATAAATGATGATTATTTAACATTAGAACCATATTCGTTTACGAATATACACTCTTTAACTTGCTATTCACCCAAAACATATAAAATTGAAATAAATACTTTATATATTAAAGAAAATTATGTATGGAATGTTATTTGGACTGGACATTTAGAATTAAATTATAACAATTTTAATTAATAAAATATATCCCTTATTATCCAGTAAACAATGCTAGAAATGCAGAACTTTATGCCAAATACAAATCATTAGAAAATGATAAAGTGACCTTCTGCGGGCGTTTACGGAGAATACAAATACTATGATACGATAAAAGCTGCATTTAATACAATAAAAGAGGGAATTTAACCCTCTTTTTTTTTATTTTATTGTCAAAATTATTTCTTTAGCACAGTCTTCAATACTCTTACCTAATCTACAGCATCTATGTGCTATATCATGTAATTTATCGTAATTATCAGATTGTTTACCTCTACTGAAACCTTTGCGAACCAATAGTTCTCTTACTTCATATAGATACTCACCAAACTTTTCCAATCTCATATCTTCATCAAATGAAGAATTTACTGAATCATAATCCAGATCATATCTTTCACAAAGATAACCTGCATTTGTCAAAATCTGTTTTGCTTCATTTAACAGCATAATCTTTACCTCATTACCAATTAAAATAATCCTTACAAAGACGATATGCATAGTCAGTAGCACTTAGTCTAGAATACATAGTTCCTGGTTTTGGCAAGTTAATAGGCATAATGTCTTCAAAATACTCTTCTATGTCAGTTCTAGATAATTTATATTTGTTCTTTAATACACTACGAATGGCCCTAGCTAATGATTCTTCAGTCATCCCACGGGATTCTACAATATATGATTCATCAACCTTCTCGTTCAATTTATCCATGATTTTCTTTGGGTCAATGTTATTATCCCTAATCATCTTGACTATTTCGTTGATTTTGTCTTCTTCTGTAAAGAATTCAGGATGGTCTTTCTTGAATGCAGCCAATTCTTCTTCCCAGCACCACAAATCACCAATGGTGGAATCCCATTCAAGTGTATTGGTAGATAATTGTGATACTTTCCTGTCAAATACTACAGGTCTATCCAAATCTTCGGCAGTATAGCCATTTTCTTCAGCATCATCTTCATCCAATTCAACATCAGATGCATCAAATGAGATTACTTCACCTCTCTTACTACCAAAAGGACCCAAATCGTCACAATATATTGTATTGCCATCTTCAAAGTATGCTTTGGCTAAGTCATAATCTTTATATTTGAAATAATACTTATCTGCCATAAAATCTCCAAATGAATGTTTTATAGTATTTATAAAAAATACCACCTTTTTAAAGGTGGCACACAATTTATTGTTTTTGGCAGTTTTCAGGTTATATTTTATCTATTTAAATTCATTGGATGGTATAAACTCTATCTTTATCTCTTTTATCTGTCCATCTTCTTGTATGTCTACATTGATAGACTTGACTGAACAAAGATTAATTCCAAGCTGATTAACGATGAATGTAGCAATCGTTTCTTCAACAGACTCACCCAATTTATCTGTATGTTCTTCTTCTGACATCACTTAACCTCATAATTATCATTCAAATATAAGTTTTCTATTTTAGACCAAAATTTTTCTTTTTTCAAAGCTGTATCGTACATTAGCATTAGGATTTTCCGACTGAATCCTTTCCTTTTGATGACAGAGGCCAAGCTTTACAAGTAAAAAGAAACAAAAATCAAAAATACCATTATCAATGACTATTTCCAATTTAGGCCTGCATGGGAATTTAACTTTCTTCATTTTTATAACTTTCCTTTATTTAACCTCATAGTTCTCATTTAGATAGTAGTTTTCTATCTTCTCTTCATCTTCTTCCTTTTTATAGTATTCGTCATACATTTTGGCACAATAGATGGCACCTTCAATTGTTTTAAATTCTGGTCTATAGCAATAATAATAACCACCATAACTATCAAATTTTTCCGTGCGTTTAAAAGAATAATTATCATCTTTTAATGAATGGAATAATTCATTAGGTAGAACGATGTCAATCCAAAAGAACAAGCCCTTCTTCTGTGGAATATATCTACCATTCTCTTTATGGATTCGCCATTTTCTCATAAGTTTTCTTCCTTTCATCAAGTTTCACAAGTCTAGTAAACATATCAACAAATTATAAAAATAGACTAGATTTGTCTATATCTAGAAAAATTCTTTATGTTCCGACTTGATCTTATCTACCAATCATTTTGGTATACATTCTTTTTGTCTTACCAGTATTGTATTGGTGTTTTCCTTGTTCATTAAAGAACTTCAATCTCAATTTTGTAAAACTTATGCTTCTAGTACCGGTTTTAAGAAAACAATATGAATACCACCAATCATCTTCATTTGTGGCTATAATTTCTGGTGTCAATCCTTTCCATACAAAATCAGTAAAAAACCCTATCTTATATAGTGTGGCTGCTCCTCTAACAACAGGTTGTTTTGATAAGCTACCAGCACAATTCCCAAAACATACACAACATGTTCCTTGATGTTTCAAGTTTATTGCTATGAACTTTTCAAGAATGTCCTTTGGATAAATTACATCATCATCTGCAGAAAATAGATACAGTTCCTTCTCGTCAAAGTATTTCTTGATTGTTGGTATGATTTTTTTGAAGGATTTTGTGTTCTTGCCAACCCAATTTATGTTGATTGGAAGTTCAGTTGCCATCAACAGCAAATCTTTCGGCAAGTCCTTTTCCTTATTTGGGAATTCTTCTTCAGATAGATTCAATTCAATACTTCGTGGCTTGAATGTATTGTTATAAAGAGAAAAGATTGTTCTTGGAACATTATCTATTCTCTTTTTCCACGAAGTTAGACTAACTACAACATCAGGCATATATTATTCTGCTTTTTCTTCTGCTTCTTTCTTTGCTCTCAATTGAGCGATGAATGCTTCATATTCTGCTTCAAAATCATCAATTTGTTTCCTAGCAGGAGCAGAGCCCTTCTTTGATTCGTTCTTTTCTTCCTTCTTTGTGATTGGTGTCAACAATCCAGTACGAATTGGCTTTGGTTTCATGTGTCTACCATAATAACTTCTTAAAGGAAATCCTTGTTGCTTTGCCATAATCTATTCTCCATTTCTTAATTTCATTATGAAAATTTGGTATTCTTTTTCAAATTCATCTAGTGGCGAAATCTCATTTTCTTCAAAATCAACATCAACAGCACTAAATGTATCTATATTGTATTTTGGACTCATCAAGTAGTATTTCCTAATCTGTTCTACCAAGTATGGACTATAAACTGTTCCACTTGGATCTGTATAATAGTTAGGATTCTGTAGTCTATACAAATCTGTTTCTTTATAGTATGCTGAATAGTTGGTGACTTCTATTGGTCCTGCGGAATTCTCCAACCTAGTTGTGTTGTATTCTATTCCATCATCCACCAACTTGTCTTCTTCAGGATACTTCGTGTTCTCTTGAAAGACCTTGTATGTCTCAAGTCCGATTCTCTAGCATGTCTTTGTCAATGCTAGTCACATTCACTTTCGAAGGATTGTATATCTTCGTTTGGTTGTTCCTCGGTACATTCCTCATCTTTGGCCTTCTTCAATTTGAGCATCGTAATGAATGCTTGATATTCTGCTTCAAAATCGTCTAGTGGCTTATTTCTATTTTCTATATCTGGGGAAGGCTTTTTTACTTTGTCAATTTCTTCTAGAACATCAGCAGTGACAGTAGCATCTTCCTTTGTATTCTCTACTTCTTTTGCTCTCTTGTAATACTTGATTGACCTTAATGTATGCCTGTAATTACGCATTACTTTCCCTTATATTCAAAATAAGCCACATTACTTTCACCATCGTGGATTATACACATGAACTTAAAATTTGGGATCTTCTTCAAGTCAAATATGTTCTTGACCTGTTTCAATGATTCCCTCATTTGTTCTATCTGAAAAGACAGCCCAGGTGTACATTCACAATCATCTATTACTTCGTATGTGTTATTGTTTTTAATGTCAACTTTAATCATATTGTATTTATGTCCTTTTACAAGTCCTTTTATGCATTTTTAACCAAATCCCATTTACTATCGCATTTCTTCAATGGCTCAATGAATGTCTTATACCACAGTTCACAAGTCTCTTTCTCGTCACAATCCAATGGCGGTTCATAATAAACACCTAGTTCATTGGCTTCTGCCTTACAATTTCCATGATACTTACATATACAGCAACTGTTGGCATGTTCACCATCAAATTCGTAATCTTCTGCCAAGTGTTTTGGAACAAATGGAAAATATATCATTTTCTACATTCCTTTCATTTTTATACCCATAATCTCAAACATCTTCATTGTGACAAGTCTTTCCTTTGCCATGTATCTACCAACAACTTCAATGCCACAGTCCTTCAATAATCCAATTTCATAAAATTCCCTATCTGTGACTTTCAATCTTTCACTAATGATTTTTGCTGCGGCTGGATTCATTATATATCCATTGTACCAAGCTACTTCTTCACCAGTTGTAATAGGACATATTACCTTTGGTTTGTCTGGGTCTATGTCCAACTGTGTTTCATACCATCTTTTGTTCAATCTGAACTCATTTTTCCACAATGATCTTACGATACCTTGTATGTCATAGTTGTTTGCTGCTCCCTTGGTGTGTAAGTATAATATAGGTTCATTCAATCCAATACTTAGATTACTTGCCATCAATAATCCAGGATATTCATATAGATTGTCTTCTGTTGGTTGCTGTGTGACCTTGTAAACTTTATAATGTTTTTTAAGCCAACTGCACAATTCACCAGCTATATCAAGACCATCCAAAGTCTCGTAAACACCCAATACACATTTATCAATTTTCATATTCTATCTCTATCTCAAAAATATAGACAAAAATTTTTTGTTTGGCTATATTTATTATTATGATTGAAAAAGCAGAATATAATCTCATTTTAAAAGGTTTATCCATTAAAGGAATTCCTAAAAACGATATAGTGTGTTGCTATATTGCAGACTACTTGTATGGCCCAAGCGAGATAGATTTTGGTCACATTCCAATTGAAGATCTAAAAAGAGCAAAAGAAAATGGTCTTATATTTGTGTCTATTCCAAAGATCAAAAAGACATCAGATTTTACACCACAAATCTACGATAAGTATGTTAAGTACATCCAATGGAAGATTAAATACATCCAAATGAAGAATAAAATGTCTGTAATTGACAAGGATTTTGAATGAGCCATCATTACAATTATAAGTTTGAATTTGATAATGGATTCAAGATTTATTCAAACACAGCTAAAGGTCTAGCAGACAAGTTTTTTGACAATTACGATAAGTGCAATAATGTGTTTTATAGAACTTTTGAATTTAACAAAAACATTAATCGATACAAAATGATGGACGATAATGTATTTAATGAATTTCGTGTTTGGTATGAAAAATATAATAAGATTAGAAAAAGTTTAGATAGAATAGAGAATGATTTTTGAGAATTTTTCTCTTTTCGGTTGCAATTTATTTGACATATTGATCTTGTTGGAACACTTTCAAACTGTATTGTGAAGTTTCCTTTAGTTTTAGATACAAAATCCTTAAAATATCTTTCTGTAATGGAAAGACTATCCAATAATTCCAACATTTCTTCTTTGTCTTGTGTTGTCTTCTCTTGTGAATTACTTGATGAAAAGGTTGTTTGCTTCGCAAACCATTTTCTACGAAGTAGAAAATGATGTAAAGTATTATAAGGATTTTAATTTTGTGATGGGAGGGTAGACCCGGAAAGACTCTTTGCCCATAATAGGACAAAGAGAACTTAGATTTTAACCATGTGATTGGTTGTAGACCATCAGACCTCAGGTGACTTACGAACTAACTTATGGAAAGGTCACAGATAGACCACGTTTCAGTCTATAATGGCTCTTTGACATTGCCGATACTATCATTGGATTGATGTTCGTTCCTGTAACCAGAGACTTGTTATGTTTAGCACCAAAATATAGCAATATATTCATGTTAATGTTTTTAAAAGGTATTTTTTGATCTTCAATTGAAGTTCTCCAAAAACAAAAATAAATAGATAGACAACAAACAAATTCTATATTTTGTCTACACAATAAACAAGGACATAAAATGACTGTAAACGAATTCAAAGATCTAGAAAAGAAAGCAGAAGAAGAACTAAAGATGCCAGATAAAATGAGCGAGATTATAGACAAGAACAATCTGCTCCCAACTTACATATCAGATTGGCAGAAACTGTATGCCAATCAGACATACATCGTGAAGAAGCTAGAGATTGATGCACGGTGTAAAGTATGGTGAATTGGTAAAGTTCTACAAGTTCAATGATTCATACAGTTGGGGAAATGCAAAAGAGATAGATTCCCAGATCAATGCCAATCCAGATTACTGTAAAATGCTTCGTGAAATAAACGAGCAGAAATACTTCTTGACCTTCATAAGCGAGACATTGAGCAATATGAAGAACTTGGGCTTCGTGATTAAGAACTATCTGGATTATAAGAAGATTACAACAAGTAATTTCTAATCCAAGTAAATAAAATAAATAAAATCCATCCAAACGATGGATTTTTGTTATATTTGTGATAAACAATATAAAGGAACCATAAATGTTCGTTGATTTTAAGACAATCAAATTTAGAAATATATTAAGTTATCGGAAACAATTTTACAGAACTTGATTTTCACAAAGGATTGAATCTAATTAAAGCCCAGAATGGTAGTGGAAAATCTACCATATTGGATGCCATAAACTTTTGCTTGTTCGGAAAACCTTTCCGCAACATTAAAATGAATCAATTGGTGAACAAGTACAATGATAAGAATCTAGAAGTCATAATGACATTCAAAATTGGATTGGATAACTATGAGATAATGAGAGGATTAAAACCAACACTATTTTCATTGAAGAAAAATGGACAAGAAATAGACAGTCTATCATCCAAGAAGTTGAATCAAGGCGAGATAGACAAGTTGTTGGGAATCAACGAGAGATTGTTCAAGAACATTGTTGGCATTGCTGTGACAAACAACAAGCCATTCCTTTCAATGAGTATTGGCGATAAGAGAACATTGATTGAGAGTATCTTCAACATTGACATTCTAAGTGAGATGGCAAAGGAAGTCAAGAAACGCAATACATTGGATAAGAGTGAACAGAGATTAAAGATTACTGAATTAGATGGCTACAATGGTAGAATTCAAGACAACCAAAACAATATAGACAAGATAAGAACTTACATTGAACAATTTGAAGATAACAAGAAAAATGAACTTGAACATTTGAAAGGTGAGATAGACAAGTTTGATGATAAGATCAAGAAGAATATAAGCAACATAAAGTTGGGTGAAGACAAAATTACTGCAATGAAGAAAGACTTGGATGTACCAAGTGATGAAGAAATGGCAAGTATAGCAAAGTCATTGGGTGTAGCAGAACACGAAAGGTCTAACATAATGAAGACATTGAAGACCATTGGTGATGCTAGTGAATGTCCTATTTGTGGTAGTCAATTGGATGAAGGACATGCGAAAGAACATATTGACAAGTTGAAAGCAGACTTGAAGGTATTGGATGAGGACACCATTCCGAACTTGAAGAAATTGGAAAGTGAATTCAATGCGAAGAAGAATGCGGCAAACGAGAATCAGAAAATAATTGACGAAATTACTGACCGCGTGAAAGAACAAATGTTCAACAAATCAACATACGAAAAGTCAATTGAAGATTTGAAAGAAAAAATTGAAGAAATCAAGAACAAGAAATGTGAATTGTCATTGGATGACCAGGAAAAGGTTGTGGCTGAGTTACAGGAAAAAGTAGAATCCATTCAGCAACAGATTGATGAAATCACCCACAAGATAGAGATTGACTTGAAGTTGATTGATGTATTGGGTGATGAAGGATTGAGAATGTATTTCTTCAAGAAGTTGTTGCCTATCTTGAACCATAAGATAAATCACTATCTACAGAAATTTGAATTGCCTGTAACATTGGAATTTGATAGTTTTATGAATGAAACTATAAAAACAGGAAAATTCCAGCAAGAATATAACCAGTTTAGTGGTGGCGAGAGATGTAGAATTGACATGGCTATCTTGTTGTCCTTCTTTGACATTAGCAAGATTATAAGTAACTGGAGTTGTTCTATTTTAATAGTAGACGAAGTTTTTGATAGCGGTGTTGACCAAGATGGAATTTCACAGTTTATTTCTACACTATACAACATCGTAACAGAAGAAAACAAGGATTTGGGAATTTATGTAATTAGTCATAAGTTGTCTGATGTCCAAGTGGCTTGGAGCGAATGTATAGAGATTAACAAGAAGAGTCTTTTCTCGGAATTAAAAATTAGAGATAATGTTAATTAAATAAGGAAATAAAATATGAATAAATTATTAGAAGCCTTAAAAATGATAAAAGAAGATTTTGTTGTGGAATTAGATGAGTATCTTCAACATACTTCATTAAAAGTATTAGCAAAAAATTTCAATTTATATTTTAAAGAACAAAAATTAAATTATGATTTTTATGATTTTATACCTGAAGATATGTTTATAAAAAATCAAATGATTTTTAAAAATTTATTGGAAGATATAACAAATGATGATAAATTAGCAGATAATGAAAACATATATGTAAAAGATGAAATAAAAACAATATGTCCTGATTTTGAGAAAATATGCGATAAATGTGGCTATTATGTTGCAAAACATAAAAAAATGGTGCATTATTATATAATCAGAGATTCATTACAAGAATCAACCAATTTACAAAATTTGTATCTTCATTTATCAGTATCAGATAAATTGGATAAAACAGGAATAAAACCGAAAAAATCAAAACCAAATTATATAAACAGAAATAAAAAGAAAAATGTAGAAGATTATGATGAAAGAATTTATTTAATATCAGCTTCAAAATTATTGTTATCAAAAAATCCAACAAATGAAATAAAATCTTTAGCAAAAGCATTGGATGCCCATTATCTATACACTATTGTTTTAAGCGGTAATTATCCAGTATATGAAGATCATGCTTATCCATATTGTGTTTATGTTAGAAATTACATAAAGCCAATAGATTTATCATATTATGGAAAAATTTAAGTGCTGATTTTTCTTAATTTCGTTCATTATATAGAAAAATTATTATATTTAGTATTATATGAAAATAGCAATTATAGCAGATCTCCACTATGGAGTAAAGAAAAACGATCTTACATTCATGGAATCCCAATTAAGGTTTTTCAAGAACCAGTTTGTTCCTGAATTAAAACAAAAGAACATTGACACGATTGTAGTATGTGGTGATGTATTTGATAGTAGACAGACCATCAATGTACAGACTGAAAATGTTGTAATTGACTTGTTCAAGAATACTTTAAAGGATTTTACAATCCACATTATCGTTGGAAACCACGATATGTTCCACACGAATACAACAGAAGTCAACAGTTTGAAGTCATTGGACTTGTTACCAAATGTGACTGTTTACGAACAAATGACAGAAATAGAATTTGGTGGAAAATCTACATTGATGTTGCCTTGGATAGTGAACTATGAAGATTTTGACCAAATGGTTTTGAAGCATTATAAATTCTGTTTTGCTCACTTAGACATTGTTGGTTTTGATATGGGTGGACATCTATCTGAAAATGGATTGACAATGATGCAGGTCCTTGAAAAATTTGACCATACATTTACTGGGCACTACCATACACGAATCAACAGAGAAAACATTGATGGCCAGACAGTTACATATGTTGGTTCACCATATCAGATCACAAGAATTGACAGGAATCAGGAACGTGGTTACTTGGTGCTTGATACTGATACTGAAGAATACCAATGGTACAACAATACACAGTCCATTAGATTCAATACATTCACTTATCCAAATGTTGATAGGGACAAGGTAAAGGGCAATGTGGTTGATTTACACATTCCTTATGATAAGCAGAATGAAACGAAACAGATTTACGATTTGGTGAAGGAACTAGATGGATTGTTTCCTGCTTACCCAGTCAATACATTCAATGATGAACCACCAATTGGCACAGATACAGTTGATATGAATGTAGATACTGAACGATTCAACATTTTGAATATGGCGAAGAACTACATTGACCAATTGGAACTTACCAAGATCACGAATGAAGAATTATATAAAGCATTGGAAGAACTATATGACAAATTCAAAGGAACAGATGATTAAGTTCAAAGGTGAAATCTGTGACAATGCAATTACATACTTGAGATTGAATTCGGGTTACAGATGGACAGATGTATTGGATTACATTTGTGAATACTGGGACTTGGATAAGGATTTTGATGCTATAATAGACAAATGCTGTAAAGAAAATGGATATGAATCATTTGAACAAGTATATAACAAAAGTTTAAATGAAACTAAGTATAAGTTAGAAGGGTTGAATACAAAGGATAAATTTTCTACATTGTTAGGTAAAATGCTAGTGACAATGTTTGAAGAAAGTTTAAAGAAACAGTTATGATTGTAGAAACTTATAGCGATAGAGAGAATCTAGATTATTATATACCCATTGCTCTGGGTATATTTTCTGTTGCTTATAAGGATAAAGGTGGATGCTTGGTAGATACTTCCATTGCATCATTGAAAAGAAAGATACAAGAAATCAAACTGGTTAAACACGATAAGGATATAGCTGCTATTGCTGTGTTTTCAGACAGAAAAGGTGGATTGAAATGCACTGGAATTGCTGGGAACAAGCTATTACCGAAATCTGTCTATAAAGAAGCAATAGAATTGCTAATGCGAACCATTATAGATTACGATGATAGTAAGTATTGGATAGAATGTAGTGAAGCAATAGAACACTATTGCAAAAGATTTGGTGGAAATCCTATACCAGCTTCATTTGTATGCAATGAAATGGGTTTTGATGTATCTTGTGTGGATTATGATACTTACCATTACGATAGATATGTTGGAAAAGATAAAGACATAAAAGTAACCAAGTGCATGTATGGTTTTAGGGATAATGAAACCAGAGAAAAAGTAGTTGAATACTTGAGTGGTGTATCTGGGATAAATTACGAACAATATAAACATGATATAAATGAATCTTCTAAAGACATCAAACAGATAATATACAACATAGCAGATCTACACGATGATTACGAAATTTATGAATTGTCAGAAGAAATGGAAAATGTATTGAAACAAGGAACAACTGACAAGGATATGATAATCCGAAAAATCTCTAAGTTGCTATTGGAAGAAATGGAACCGTTCGTGAGGTATGACCTATGATTCATGTAGTATGCTTGACAAAAACTTACAATTATTCCGACTTAGCGGTCTGGTTTACTTACTATGACAAGTTGGGTTATAGAATTCATTTGATAGACAACGATTCAAGTTGTTCCATTGAGAACTTGGTAAAAGGAACAAATCATACTTATGAGAAGATTAGTGGTTGGCCTGACCAATGGAACTTATTCAACAAAATCTTGAACGAAAATAGATATGGATTTGAGAAAGGCGACTTGGTTGCTTTCATTGACGATGATGAATTCTTGTGGTATTACTTGGATTACTGGAAAATGGTAGAACAGTATGAACCAAGATACCAAGACAAGTATTACGAACCAATGGAAAAATATGTTGAAGGACTAATGGGAAGGCAATTGTTTATTGGATTGGGTGGATGTGTTTTGATTCCACAGACATTGATGAGTACACATGAACTAATGCCTATTAGACCTAGAAAGAGTTATATAGAAACACATTTGTATAGACGAAATGATAAGTCTACACAAGGTAAAGCAATAGTGATGTATGATCCGAAATACAAGTACGATTTTACAGTCAAAACAGGAAAAGAAATTGGTCATGTTCCAGTCATAAGTAAGGAAAAGGATATAGAAAACCAGACAAGATTCTCTTATGTGAATGGAAAAGGAATCAGTCAATCTACTTATGGAGATACTGACTACACAGCATGTTTGAGATTGTATCACTTCCACATCAAGTCCGAAGAAGATTGGAAACAGAAGATAAATAGAGGTAGTGCAGCAGTAGACCATCAGTGGTATGATGCAGATGTAAGACAGAACAAGTATTTTGGAGATTACAACATACTTGACATGACATTGTTTGAAACAATGAAGTTAATGGATATAGTGTAGTAGTAGATGATAAACGAACATAAGGATAAGTGGTTAAAAGGTGAATTTCCTGGTGATTATAACGATTGCCGATATGCTAAAGACAAGTCTGCTTATGCTCGTAAATGGTTGGCTTGGAGTGGGATAGATTTACAACCAGACAACCCAAGAAACATCGTAGACAGAATATGCCATTGGAAACTTGAAGATATAGAACACCCAGACATTGACTACATCAACTTGAAAAGTAGATGGAGTGATAAAATTGGTGTTTATAGTGAATTGAAGAAAATTGGCTTGGAAGAACTCTGTTTACCTGTTGAGTATTTTGAATATAGCGAAACATTCAATGAAGAAATTCTTTTTGAACTTGACAAGAAACCAAAGGACTGGAATTACATAATCAAGTGTAATCACGGTAGTGGTTGGAACATCTATTACAAACCAGGACAGAACAACCATAAGAATGTAATAGAAAATATGAATAACTGGTTGGCAACAAATTATGCTTACTTGTCTGGTTACGAAATACAGTACAAATGGATTAAACCAGGCTACATTGTTCAACCAGTATTGGTGTATCGTCCTTTGGATTGGAGTTTTTGGTGTGAGAATGGCGAAATAGAAGGAATTGGATTGACGAAGAAATGTGGAAAGAATTTTGAAGAATATATTGCTTTTGTTGATAAGGAAGGAAATCAGAACAAGTGGTATATTGGTAGTGAACCAGATCAAGTCAATCTACAGACAAAACAAAAAGAAATCTTGAAAAAGATGATTCCTTATGTAGAGAAGATAGTAAAGCCATTCAAGTTTGTAAGATGCGATATGTACTATATGAATGGGAAAGTATATTTTGGCGAAGCAACATTTACACCTTGTAGTGGAATTTTGGATATAACTTATGTCTAAAGATAAAATAAGAAATAAAGTCCAGGAATTGGCTAAAAAATATGGCTATTATTTTATAGATGGCTGTGCATATTTTACAAGTGAAGATAGATGGTATATTTGCTATCCTTACTATGAACATCCATTGAATTATGATTATCTAACAGATACTTTGTTTTCTTCATTTATTGCTTATGAAAAAAATGGTAAAGAAACAAAATTGATTTTATATGATGTTGTTGGTATAGATTCAGAAACTGTATACAATACAGAATTAAAAAATGTGAATTTTAAAATAATGGAGAAACATTTACAAAAGAATTTGAAGAAATTGAAAGAACTTAAATCGGAAATCAAAATCAAGGAAATTGACAAGGATTTTGAATAATAAATAAACAACACAAAAAGAAAGGATAAAGAAATGAATAAAGAAGCAATCGTAGAAAAGAAGGTCCAGTTGTCTCAGATGGAAATCAAGAATTACTTTGAGATGTTGAACAAATACATTGGTGGTAACGGTATCAATGCTGAGTTTACTTATGCTGCATTGAAGACATTGAAGTCTCTTGAAAAGGACTATCAGGAAATCATGCAGGGTATCTACAACCCAGATACAGATCCAAAGTTTACTGAATACAAGCAGAAGGTAAACGAGAACATCGTCAAGTTTGCAGATCGTGATGAACAGGGCGAGATTGTACTTGATGCCAACAAGAATCCTGTGGTCAAAGAACAGATCGTTGAATATCAGAATGAAATCAAGAAGCTCAATGAAAAATATGCAGAAACATTGAAGTTGGTAAATGGTGCAAATGAGTTCAACAGGAATTACTTGGCTCAAGCAAGAGAAGTTACCATTTGGACTTGGAGAGGCATTAGAGAAGTACCAGACGAGATTCCTGGCGTGTTTATGCTTTATATGTTCAAGGAAGAAATCTAGAAGTATAGATTTAAAACCAATTAAAAGAGCCTAGTATTGAAAAAATACTGGGTTTTTTCTATTATAGATAGAATGGTTATAGATTTGAAATTAAATAGAATGAGAGAAGATTTTAAATGACATATAATAAACTATTAGATTTGTGTAATAAATTTAATTTTAGAATAAACGAAAATCAAATTTGGTATGATTCTAATAGATTAGAATTAGTTGGTTGTATTGAACAAAATAGAAATAAATGTACTGTTTATACACAACCATTTATGAACACACCAATAAATAACATTAAAAAATTAAAACAAATTTTTGATATGTTATGTTTAGAATTCAAATATAGAAAATTTAATAATAGATTATATAAATTAGAGAAAGATTTTGTATGATGACACCAGAAGAATATCGTCAAGAATGGTTAAAAGGTCTACATCACACAGACTATAATAACTGTAGATTTGCAGAAGATAAAACACAATTTGCGATTGATTGGATTAAAGAAAAAATACCAGAAATAAACTTGGATAATCCACAGACATTGTTGGATAGAATAAATTGGTGTAAAATCTATGACAAAGATCCAAGAAAACCAGTATGGTCAGATAAAATTTCTGCTCTATACAAAGTAGAAGAACTAGGATTGAAAAACATCATCATTCCACCTACATTCTTTACAAGAAGCTATCTAACAGAAAATGACTTCAATTCTCTACCAGATGGAAAGTATATTTTCAAGTGTAATCATGGCAGTGGCTGGAATATGAAATTTGAAAAGAAACCAGGTTGTAATCCAAAGTATCTGCTAGAAAAACTTAAAGAATGGTATAGTCTAAACTATGCTTTCATTGGTGGCTGGGAATGGCAATACAATGAGATTGTTCCTGGTGTAATAGTTCAACCAGACATGGGAGAAATTCTACTTGATTGGCAATTCTGGTGTGAGAATGGTGAAATTGAATATATCCAATTAAGTAGAAAACTAGGTAAGAATCTAGAAGAATACATGGTATTCACAAATGGTGAAGTACAAAAACCTGATGTCTATATTGGAATTCCACCAATGAGATACTACTTGTTGGAAAAGGAAAAAGCAATCGTAGAAAAAATGAAGCCAATTGTAAAACAACTGGCATCAGATTTCAAATTTGTTAGAGTAGATTTGTATTACATCAAAGGACAAGTTTATTTTGGGGAATTGACCTTTAGTCCTTGTAGTGGTAAGTTGATAATTGTGCCAACTTAACCTTGTAGTGAATTATAGAACACGATAATGGCTGCGGCTAAGTCCAATGTGGAACGGTCACGGCTATCTTCGTTTATAATCATCCCGTATGCTTTTCCAGAGCAGATTTTCTTAAGTTCCCTTCCATCCCAAGCAACATATTTTCCATTTTCGTTCTTCTTAATCATTTTCTTTGATTCTACTGCAGCGGCAATGGTTCTACAAGCACCACGGATAGTGGATTCCCAGTTCTTGATTTGCTCAATCATTATAGAAAGTTCCTTGGTGTTGTTACAGTTGTCTGCATAAGCATCCTTAATGGAATTGATGGTAGACATTGCGATGTCTACTTGTGGCTTGATCTGTTCATGAACCAATTGGCGAGGATTTTTTCCATCTTCACCAGCATCAGCACCATCTTTCTGCTTCTCTACTTCCTTATCCATTTCTTCAGCGGATTTGACTTCAGTCTCGCCATCTTCATTAAGGAAAGCAAGATTTTCAACTAAACTTTTGAATTCGTCTAATAGCATATTCTTAAACCTCTTTTATGGTATTTATGATTTCTGAATTTTTACAAAAGTCATAAATAGTGTATGGCAAAGAAAAATAGTCGTTTAAGAAGTATATACCAGAGAGGAAATGACTATGACCAATCCGAACTATTTACTGGTCAATCTAGTGATATGTACGTCACTATTGCAATGCTCAATCAAGCAATAAATTATCTTCTTGGTATAATCAATACAAAGCAAGATAATCTTAAAATACAGTATATAGACTATACTGACTCAAATACACAAGAGACTGATAAGTATGTTCATGGTTTAAGTGGAAAAGACATATTTGCAGAAGTTTCACGCAAAGCCATAGAAGATGAATATGGCGATAACATTGAACAAACATATTTAAAGAAAACTGACATTACATATCAATATAATGAAGATGATGAAATTGTTGGTATAAACAACAGTGCCATTGCTGCAGGTGAAGGTTCAAAGAAACTTATTGGTCAAGATGGTGTATATGTAAACAATGATTTAACAGCATATCATATAGGTATTTCAGCTGACTATGCTTACAATAGTGCATTATCTAGTTATCAGCCAAAACTATCTGATGACGAAATGACTGACATATACTCTATACCATTCAAACTGGATAAGACAGAATTTGAAGAAACTATTAGTTCTTATGCTACAAAGCAATATGTAGAAGATCAGATTGCTGAGATTGGAACACCATTGGTAATCCGTGGGTCTAAAACTTGTCAAGAAATTGAAGAAATTACGGAACCAAAAGTTGGTGATGTATACTGTATGGAAGACACAGGAATAATTCATCAACCAGATTATGAAGATCTACAAGTAAATGAAAAGGATGAAATAGCATTTACATCAGATAAAGGATGGATTGTAATTGGCAGAGAAGTAGCTGTTGATTTAACAGATTACTATAAGAAAACTGAAACAAGTGGAGCTAGTCAGATTTCCGCAGCCCTTGACAGTATAGACCAGCAATTCAATAACTACTATACCAAAACAGAAACAAGTAGTACTGGTCAGATAGATATAGCACTTGCAAGTAAGCTGGATTCTACAGCAATGACAGCATACTATACAAAATCTGAGACAAGTGGTGCACAAGAAATTACTGAAGCATTAACAAGTAAAGTTGACAATTCAACAATGCAGTATTATGTTGAAACAACTGCATTGGCAACAAATTACTATGACAAAACAGAAACAAGTTCAAAGAATGAAATAGCCAATGCTTTGACCGGAAAAGTTGACAATGAAGAACTTGAACTCTACTACACGATGTCTGAAACAAGTGGTTCAGATCAACTATCTGCTGCATTCAACGAGAAATTGGATTACACAGCATTTAACTTAAGTTCTACTGCTTGGAATGATACTACAGATGTAGTAAGGGCAAATTCTGCTGCATGGGCCGAAGGTGGTGAATCTGGTGACCCAGAAGTAAACGCATTGGTACATTCCAATAGTGCCACATGGAATGGTGTATCTTCTAAACTTGATGAAACAGTTTTTTCTACTATTTCTGCTTCATTCTTAACCCAGACCATTGCAGATACACTATATCAACCAATTGGTGACTATGCCACAACTAAAGATTTAAGTTCAAAAGTAGAAACAAGTTCAATGTATGAAGTTCTTGAAGATTATGTAACAACAAATACATTGACTTCTAACTATTATACTACTGATGAGGTTGATAGTGAATTTGATAGAGTTGATGATGTATTAAGTGGTAAAGCAGATTATGAGTATCTACAAGACAATTATTATAATGTTACAGAAACAAGTGGTGCTGATGAAATTTCAGATGCATTGGATTTAAAATTAGATACTACTTCATTCTCTACAGTTAGTGCTTCATTCATTACTGATAATGAAATTAGTGCTGGTGATTGGAATGATACAACAGATGTAGTTAGAAGTAATTCTGCCATATGGTCACAAGGAAATAGTGCTGTAAATGATTTGGTTACA